TGCCCGCAGCCCACCGTCGCTAAAACGACATGGTGGGAGGGTACTTGCCCGCAGCCCACCGTCGCTAAAACGACATGGTGGGAGGGTACTTGCCCGCAGCCCACCGTCGCTAAAACGACATGGTGGGAGGGTACTTGCCCGCAGCCCACCGTCGCTAAAACGACATGGTGGGCACCGCAGTCACGGTAAAGCGGGACAGGGCATACAAGCCGCCACCGCGGGCGGGGTCCACCCACAAAAACGCGCCCAAACCCACACGGGTGGTGCCCACGCGCACGCCGTCCGCCAGCACGTCAAAGCTCTTGTCCCCGGGCTTGGTGGTCCACGCAATGTCCACGCCCACCCCGGGCACGGCCACCGCGGCGGTGACGGTGCGCCCAAAGGGCGCTGACGGCGCCATGGCCCACGGTGTGGTCAGGTTTGTGGACGCCGCGGCAAACGCGCCGCAGTCCGTGCGGCCCGTGACGGGGTCCACAAACGGCGACCCGCACATGTCCACGGTGGGCGCCGCGGCCGGGGGCAGGGGCAGGGTCGACGGCAGGGCTCCCGCACCCACCGCCCGCACCCGGGGCCGCAGCCGCAGGTCTTTGCCCCGCCAGTTCACAAACATGGTGCTCAGGTCGCTGGAGGACACCCGGGCGTTGGCAGCGTTGGTGGTCACGCCGGACAGCAGCTCGTAGCCCTCGCACAGGTTGCTGGCCACCACACCGTTTGAGGACGCCGACCCCGACTTGGACGGCGCCATTTGGATGCAGGGCGGCCGCCGGGAGTTGTACAGCCCCGCGGTGCCGCACCGCACCACGGTGTTGTGCATGACGGTGGCGCCCTGGTACCCCAGCAGCCAGATGCCAATGGGGTGGTCCACCAGCACCACGTTGCCTTGGATGACCCAGTTGCGCTTCCAGCCGTCGAAGCACCCCATGCCCTGCGCGTCCGACACCCCGGGCTTGTACAGGAACGGCTGCTGCGGGTTGGCGTACGCCGCCAGGAAGTTGTTTTTCAGCACCACATTGGTGGCGGCCCAGGCCTGGAACAGGTCGTTGTGGTTGCCGTTGATCTTGTGGGAGCCGTAAATGAAGTTGCCCATGAGCAGGATGTTGTTGGCCCGCAGGCCGGAGCCGTCCCCGCAAAAGTTTTCAATGACGCACCCCATTACCCGGCCGCCGCTGGAGTGGTACCCCAGCTGCAGCCCGCCGCCGTTGGCCAAGTTGCAGTTGATAATGGAGTAGTTGGTGGCGTACACCCGCATGCCCGCCGACGCGCCGCTGGCACACCCCAGCCGCCCCTGGGCCGCGTATACGCTGGTGTCCCGCACCGTGATAAAGGAGCAGCTTTCGTCGGTCTGGGACAGGGAAATATCCACGCCGCGGGCGCCCCGGGACGCGTCGGGGTGGCCCGCCGGCGTGGCGCCCGCAAACACCGTCAAGCCGCCCACATCCCACCGCGACGCCTTTGTGAACGTAAGGGACCGCACCACGGGGCTGTGGCCCGGCATGGCGCGTATAATCACGTCGGACGTGTTTACGCCCGTGATGAGGGGTGCGCCGTGGTAGCCACGCAGCAGCACCAGCACGTCGCCTCCCACCAGCGGCTTGCGGGCCTCTAGCACCGCGGCCAGCGTGGACCACGGGGCTGCCAGGGACCGCCCGGAGTTGGCCATGGAGCCCGTAAGGGGGTTCACGTAGTACACCGTGCCAGGGGAGACGGCTGGCGCTGTGGATGCGGCCAGCGCTGCCCGCGGGACTGCTGCCGCACCTGCCGTACCTGCCGTCCCTGCCCCGGCCCCGGCCGGATTTAGTGTCTCGGCTGTCTCTGGTGCCGTCTCGGTCGGCACATCCGCCGTTGCTGGTGCTGTGTCTGCCGTTACGTCTGCTGTCTCTGGTACCGTGTTTGCCGTCTCTGGTGCCGTCTCTGGTGCCGTCTCTGGTACCGTGTCTGCCGTCTCTGGTGCCGTCTCTGGTGCCGTCTCTGGTACCGTGTTTGCCGTCTGTGGTGCCGTCTCTGGTGCCGTCTCTGGTACCGTGTCTGCTGTCTCTGGTGCCGTCTCTGGTACCGTGTTTGCCGTCTCTGGTGCCGTCTCTGGTACCGTGTCTGCCGTCCCGACTGCCGTCCCAAATGTCACAGAGCCGTCTTTGTGCACGCACACCCCAGAGCCGTCCAGCGGCGCAAACTCCATGGCAAGCACATCCGCGATGGTTGGTGACGCTGCGGCGGCGGCGAACCGAGACCGAGACCGGGTTAACATGCTTGATGGTTCGGTTTAAGGAAGTTACCCCACTTATTTTTCCGGGTGGTCGCCACTCAAATTGCAGTCACCAGTGAAAAGTCCATGACCACACAATCCAATCGCCCCTCCCATTTTTGTTTGTACCGATGAACCGGACTGCTGTGGCAAATGGACCGCTGATCACGCGTCTGCTGGTTGCAGGTTTGTTTTTTTTGGTGGTCATGATACTCATGGCCCCGCTGGGCACTGTGGCGGCCCACCGTCATTTTGACGACGACGACTACGTCCGCGACCGCGACGGGGATTTGAAGTGCGCCTTTTCCGGGGTGGCGGCCACCTGTCCTGGCGGCTGGTCTAGCGTCATGAGCACCGTCAGGGATGCAGCAAACCGCAACTCGCCGCGGTTTGTGGAGCTAGTGTTCCGCGCCGGCGAGGAGGCGGTGATCAACATGGCCAAGCAATGCAGGGGCGGCCTTGACGCCGTTGTGCAGACGTGCTACAGCGCCGAGGCACTGGCGACCATTGGCATTAGGGACCCGGGACTGGGCAGTATGATGCAGCGCTGCGGCATTCGCACGCTGCGGGAGCTCATGTGCTTTTTGCGGGCGTGTGGGACTTTTGCCGCCATGTAACTTTTTTTTTTGAGAAGCGGGGAATGTCATGTCTCACACTTGTTTGAAAAGTTAAAAAGCAAATGTCAACGCCAGCAGACATGCTGCCAACCGTGATGGCGCCTTTTTGCGGGGCGGGCAGTGGCGCACCGGAAAGTCGCGTGACCCTGAAAAAGTGGAGCGCAGTAGCGCTGTGGACATACGACGTGGGCGAATGCGACAACTGCGCCATCTGTCTGAACAGCTTGGTGGAGCGGTGTATTGACTGCGTCGTGGACGACTGCGCAGAAGAGCTGTGCGTGCAAGTGTGGGGCGTCTGCAGTAAGTGTTGCACCAGAGGTTGCACCAGAGGTTTTCCGCAAATGGTGTTGAATGTTTGCAGTTTTTTGTGGTTGACCCGCTGTGTACCCCGCTGCGTACCCTGCCGTGTGCTTTGTATACACAGACCATCAGTACCACCAGCACTGCATGCTCAAGTACTTGCGTTCAAAGCCGCTGGCTTTGTGCCCTTTGTGTAAGTGCCGCTTTGTGCCATGTATGTTTATTGCGAGGATTGCATTGCGACCACCAAGTACCGTGTCCACTGATTTATGTGCCCACCCCTGATTTCAAGTGTTTGCACAATGCAACGGCTTTGAACGCGGTTGGCATGCAAGGTCCATACGTTTTGCCATGGGCACATAATTCAGTGGCAAGGGTACTGTGCCATGTGTTGTTTGCGCGTGTCGTTTTTGGCAGGTCGACTTGATTGGGCCGTGCAACGGCTTGGATAGAGTTTGTTTGGTACCCTTGCCACTGAATTATGTGCCCATGGCCAAACGTGTGGAACTTGCATGCCAACCGCGTTTTAAGCCACTGAATGTCGCAAACACTTGAAACTCAGGGTGGGCACATAAATCAGTGGACACGGTATTTTTGAATGCATGCTTGAAAGGCCTGCGCTAAAAAGTCACAAACGCATCACACAACAACCAATGTTTCAGTGGGCCGTGTTTGGGGACGGTGCCGGTGGGACCATCAAGGTGGTGGTACACGGCAGAGCGGAATCCCTAGCGGAAGTTGACCCGTCGTTGTTTGGGGCGCCGCTGGTGGATTACGGGGCCGAAACAACTTTGGCGGCCGCCAACGCCGTAGTCACCAAGGCCGAAGAAGAATGGGTGCGTGTTGTAGCTGCCAAAGGAGACTCCAAAGGCCCATCGTCAAGCGGCGGTCGCGTGATAGGCGTGCAGCTTCGAGACGACATGTCGTTGCGCGAGGTGCTGGGCGGCACCATTTGCACCATGGCCGTGTCTTCGCGTAGAGGAGGGACTGCTGTAGGCATTTCCAGCGTTTTTGGGAGCCCCTCTTCCAAGGCTCACAAGTAATCCCCGCAAAAGCGCCATGGCGTCAAAATCAGCAAGGGTGTGGAAGTGGGGCGTGATGGCGGACGACAAGGGTCACCCGGCGTGGACCATGGTGCTGTCTGGTGCAACCACCAGTTTTGGGCCGCCAGAGTTTGAAGCCCAAATAGTGCTGCGCGGGGAAGCGCCCTCTGACGCTGCCGCAGAGAAAGATGCTGCTTTGGCGATTGCAGCTTGGCACGCTGCCAGGGCAGCCGCGGCTGGACGGTAGTTGCGCGCTGTAACGCCGTGACCCCGGGCACGGTTGTGACCGCCGATTACCGCAGAGATCGTGTCAACGCAACCACCGACGCCGATTGGAACATTATCGTTGCAGTGAGCGGACGTGGGTAAGGGTGTGTGGCGGATTGTCAATGCATTGGTGCAACGGTCAAACAATAAAAGATTTGCGCAGGGGCACGCGCGCGGCTGTGGGAACTGCGCCAGGGGCGGCAGAAGCGGCAGAAGGTGCAGAAGCTGCAGCGGAGGCAAGAGCGCCACCCATTCTATTTCGTGCCAAATCCATGACACCAGGCTCGGTAAACGGCACGGCGGGGCCGCCAGGGCCGCCAGGACCGCCTGCGCCACCCGCGCCACTGCCATACATCATGCGGTGCTTCCTAAGGCGGTCTGACAATGCCTGCAGCTTCTCATCCAACGACAGTTCAGGCTCGCGCTCTTTTTTCTTGACCTTGGGCGCCTTCAGTGCTTCAGCAGGCTCGGCCGCCTCGTACACGGGCTTCGGGGCGGTCTCCGCTGGGGTTTCCGCTAAAGTCTCCGCCGGGGTCTCTGCTGGGACTTTTGCTGGAGCGAACGTCTCTGGCGCGGGTTGTGGCGCGGGTTCGGCCACAAAAGCACCTTCTGATGCCAAAGTAGACGTTTCCGAAGACAGTATGGGAGCTGCCGCCGCAGAGTTTGGCGCCGGCTGCGCGTGCTTCAGCTCGGTGGTTGCCGCATTCAGGTCGCCCATAATGGCCCTAATTTGGCCATTGTCATGCTCCCCGCGCGCCACACGCTCGCGCACAGCGCTCAAGCGGGCCTTTAAACCCGCAATGATGCCCTCGAGTTCCCTAATGGTACGAGTCATGGCCCAAAAACCAAAAATGGTCTACTGCACCGCGCAATTACTTGTGTATTACTTTACAAAAAGCCAGCGGAAGGTCGCTACCATACCGAGCCCGGCCACGTCCTTGGTTTCAGACGGCACTTGTGCTTTCAAAACCTACATTGTAGCGCCACCCACAAACAGTATTGACGCGGTACACTTTTGTGCGTGCCGTTTGGCGCTGCTGCTTTGCGTGAACCTTAGAGCGCACGACCCGCACCCGTACGGCTTCCGGTCCGCGTGGGTGTACACGTGGCGGTTCAAGGTCCCGATTTGGGAAAACCTTGTGCCACACACCCCGCATGTGTACGGCTTCTCGCCCGTGTGGGTCCGCTGGTGAGCCTCCGCGTTGGTGGCCTGCACAAACGTTTTGCTGCACAGCCCGCAGCCAAAACGCCTCACGCCGCTGTGTATCAGCTTGTGGGTCCACAAATGGCACCGCCGGCCGTACGCGCTGCCACACTGGTCGCACACGTACTTCCTGGGCAGCTGCGTCTTGATACCCAACACCGGCCCCGTCCACGTTGCCGTCGCAGCAGGTGGCGCGGTTGGTGTCGTGGCAAGTGTCGTGGCAAGTGTCAACGTGCCCTCTTCCGTCAGTCCCACCACGTCAATGACGTCGTCTTCTAACCCGTCACGGCCCTTGGCCCACTGCGCGTCGTGCCGCCGCTTCATTGCGGACTGGAAAAAAAGTGAGTCGCTCTCTGCAGGGTATTTGTTCACATGCGGGGCCTGACCCTTTCTACAACTGCGTTAACAACCTCGTCACGGTCATGGACACGCCAGGGATGCATGCCCCAACCGCTCCTCCGGTTTCCTCTCTACACTCTTTGGACGCATATGCTCCAACTGCGCCGACCCTGTTGGATTACGCAGCCGCGTCTGTGTGGGCGAGGTTTGGACCGCAGCCGATGACTGCAAGTGTGGACTTGGACGACGTAAAGGTGGAGGGTCCGGCAGAGGACCTGCCAGAAGAGGACCCGGCAGAGGATCCGGCAGAAGATTTTGCAGAGGACCCGGCAGAAGACTCCACCGAGGATTCCGCAAAGCGCGCCATGGAGTTTGGAACGCAAATCTGTGGCCTTTCTGCGCCCGATCCAGCGACAAACTTTATGGATTTGATGCAGCAAATGAGTCAAAGCATGCAGCAACTACAGGCCGAGGCCCGTGCTCGGGAAGAGGCTCACCGGAAAGAATTAAGCATTTTGCAGTCCCACCTGCATGCATTGCGCACCCAAAGCAAAGGAGGAATCATTGCTGCACTAAAAAGGCAAATCACGAAACCGTCCAGAAAAGGCAGCCCCCCACCAAGGAAAAGAAGCACAACCAAAAAAAGGCACGGTTCCACAAAAAGAAAAATTTCCAGCCCCCACCCGCCAAGAAGGCGGAGCACAAAAAGGCGAGACTGAAGTGTTCAATACCGTGTGTTTGCATAATGTAACGCCTTGAAACGCGGTTATCACGCAATTTGCAAACGTTCTGCTGTGGGCACATAAATCAGTGGACACGGTACCTTTGTGGCCGTAAAACAAAAGTCCAGTGCTTCTGCAGCTGCCAGCGCCCACAGTTTGCCCTGCGCAATTACATTGGCTACAGAGGGGTTGCCGAACCTTTGCAGCGCGCTAAACAACGTGTCTAGTCCCAACTCCTGATCCGAACCGCCGCTGTCCAGTTCTTCCGGGTACACAAACGCCGACCAGTCCTTCGCAGGCTCCCCCATAACGTAAGAACTCGTGTGTGTGTGCCATGCAAACATGCTACTACTTTCCCAAAATCGGGTGCTCCTTACATTGAGCGCATTTCCACGTCAGAGTCACTGTCCTCGTTCGCTGTGTCTTCGGCCTCGGCGGCCTCGTTGTCGTCGGCCTCGGCGGATTTGCCGGACTCGCCGGCCTCGCTGTTCTCATTTTCCTCGTCGGCCTCGTCGGCCTCGTCGGCCTCGTCGGCGGCGCACCCAAAGAAAATGGTGGTGGGCGCGTGCATGGCGTACGCCGAGGACGTGCTCTTGCCCACCAGAGGCGCCCGCGAAAACTTGCGGCCCGCGGCCTTGGCCCGCGCCTTGGCCGCGGTGCTGCTGGACAGCGTGGCCTGCATGTGGGCCTGGATGGCCTCGCGGTGCAGCTCCGCGTACTCCAGAAACCCGTACTGGTCCGCCATGTAGAAAAAGTGCAGCTGGGCCACCGTGGTGGAGTACGTGCGGCTGGGGCCGTCAAAGTAAATGCGGTGCCGGCGGCGGAACACGTCGTAATGCCGCCGGCGCCACCACATGAGCCACTGCGTGTACTGGCGGTACACCACCACCACCCGCGTGGCCTTCTCCGACGGAAAGTACCGCTTGTAGGCAATGTTGTGCTCGCGGGCGTAGTCCACCACCAGCCAGTCAATGAGGCGCAGGGACACGCCGGCCACGCGCTCCAGGCGCGGCACCAGCGTTTTCACCAGGAACTCCAAGTTCAGCACCGGCATGCCGTCGTCGGCCCGTTTGGCGTCCACCAGCCAGTGCAGCAAACACAGCTGCTTGTCCGGAATGGGGTTGTAGCTGTAAAAGGGCCCCACCTGCAGCACGCGAGGGCGGGGCCGCAGCACCCACGCGCCAGCGGCGGCAGTAACGGCGGCCTCACCGGGCGGGTTACTTGGCTCTGCCCCACCGCCCTCGGCCGCAGCTCCTTCTTCCCATACCCACGTGTCCCGCGACGGGATGCGGTCCTTGTCCCGGCGGCGCTCCTCCACAACGGGATCGGCTGGCCGTGGCGGCGCGCCGGGCGGCGGCACGCAGGACGGTGCCGCTGGAGCCGGGTTTGCATCCAGCGCCGGGGCCGCCGGGCCGTCAGAGCTGCCGTCAGAGCTGCCGTCAGAGCTGCCGTCAGAGCTGCCAGCCCGGCCGTCGCCGGACCGTATTTCGCCGGACCGCCCTTCTGCGGACCATCGCGACCGCTTGTCCACGGCTTTGGCAAGCTGGTGCGGGGTAATCCACGCGTGGCCCTCCCATTTTTTGTCGGAAATGGTTTGGCGGCCGGGCCTGCTGCGTTTTACCGCCTTGCCGTCCGTAGTGACCAGCGGCCGACCCAGCGCGGCCAGCCACGACGACCCCGGCCAGTTGTTCGCGGCGTCGGGCGCACCGGTGGTCACCAGAGACAGCAGCTGCAGCGGTTTGCACAGACTTCCCTGCATGTGTGCGGCGTGTGAGTTGTGACAACAACCCGCCCGGCAGTGCGGAACACCCGTGTGTTGCGGCAAACCAGTAAAATAATGAAGTTTTGCAAAAACAAATCCACAATTAGAAAGCCGGCACCATTATGAACGAGGCGCAAGTTTTAGCTACGTTGGACGCCATACGGGACTGTGTGTATGACGGCACGGACGACGCTGCCCGCAACACCCAACTGTGGCTGGTGATTGCGTCTGCGCTGGCAGACACCGTGCTGAAGGAGATGCAGGGCAAAACTAGCAGCGTTTCGGCCGTGTTATTTCAGCAGCTGTGTGTGGACCAAACGGTGTCGTGCGAAGAGGCACCGGCGGCGCTGTGTGGCTTGTCACACGACGCCAAACAAACGCTGCGCAACGCGCTGGTGGACTACCAATACAACCCTCGCATCGACATGCATGAGATGAGGCTTGTTGGGGAAGCAATTGATTTGTTAATTGACGCAGAACACGCCTAGCGGTGTGTCACGGGCCTTGGCGTGCGCACCGGCCACGCATTTAGCACGTCCAGCAGCTGCTTGACGCTGGGCATCATGGGCTTGAACCGCGTGTTTCGCACCTCCACCACCAGCTTCTCCAGGTCCGCAAACCGCACGTCCTTAATGACGGCCTCTGAACCCACGTGCTTGGCCACGGAGCACGCCAACTCCGCCATGCCAATGGACACTACGGCCAAGTTCTGGGGCAAGGTCCTGTCGGCGGCCCCGGCATCAGCCCCGGCGCCGGCCCCGTCGTTAAACCTGTCAAACTTTTGCCGGGACGCCTCTGCCAGCACCACAGCCAAGTACCACGTCACGTACTCTACCACCAGCAACACCGCGGCCGTCTCGGACCCAAACACGTCGTGGCCGTAGGCGTCGGCCGCTGCAACGCACACCTCGGTCAGCACCGCTGCGGACTTTAGCGCCGGCTGCAGGCCCGCCAGCAGCGCCGTCAGCGCAAATATCTGGGACGGGCACGGCTGCCGTTGGTGTCGCAAGGTGGCCATGACGTCCTTCAGCACCGGGAGCAGGAACACGGGGCTCGGTTCCGGCAGGTGCCTCCACACAAACGCGCTGTCGCGGCACAAGCGCACCGCGCCCACCACGGGCAGGTTGGCCACCACCCCCAGAAAGGCACCCACGCTCTTGGCCAGCACCGTCTGCAGCTCCGGCGCCCGGTTCGTGAAGGCCACGAAATGTAAACTGTGGTGGCTGATCAACGCCCCGTACTTCCCAAGGATGCGCTCCAAATCCGCCAGCAGCACCTCGTCCGCGGGCAAAGCAAACTGCTTCCGCTGCACCTTGCGCGCGGTGCAGCACACCATGCGAGCCATGTCCAGCGCCTCCCGCAAAAAACGCCCCGCCTCGGGCCGCCCACGCGGCAGCACCAGCACCACATCCTCCACCACCCGCAACACGTTGTCCACTGTGCCCAGCACAATGACGTCCCGCAGCGGCACCATCTCTTCCCACACCAGCCGCCGCACAAACTGCGCCGCGGTGGCGGCGTGCCCCAGCAAGACCGCCAAGCGGTCCTCGCGCGACTCGCGGGACTCCCGCAACTCCCGTTCTCCCTCGCGCCCAATGGCAGACTGCAGCCAACACAGCGCGTCGGCGGCCTCGCGCAAGTAGTGCGCCCACAGGGCTGCGGTGGTGGGCACGACGTGGGGGGCGGGCAGCACCGGTGGCGCCGTGGTGCTCGAGTCCCACTCCATCAGCAAGCGCAGCGTCGCCAGCAAGCTGCCGTCCACACGCGCGCTCTTGAGAACGTCGTCGTCAAAGGTGGACGTGGCGACGGACGGCGGACGCACAGACAGCCTCTCCGTGACGGCAGACAGCATATTTTGGCGGCAGACGGGGTTGTGGGTGCGGTTTTGCTTGGTCCGCGCAAAAATAAAGGAATATAACAACGGCACCTCTAGTATGCATTTACCGCGTTTCCCGCCAAAAACTCAAACACGTTTCATTCCGATTTGACCGCGGCGTGCCCCACACAATCTTGCGCGTTCATCCAACCCATGACGACGCTGGACCGGAAGACGTTCAAGCAGTTTTTGCGCACAATGGATGCGTTTCAGACCGCGCTGGCAGCAGAAGGCGCGGGTGTGCCGAAAGTGCTGGCGGACAGTCACCTGCGGCACCCCGTGGACGAGGCCCAACAGCGGCTGGTGGCGGCCAAGTTCCTGGACGACTGGGTGGCGTGTCTTGAGTGTGTAGTCAGAGTGCTGAAGCCGCTGGCAGCCAAGGTTGTACGGTGTTTGCAGGAGGTCAAGCTTATGTTGGCTGCGCCGCCGGCGGGTGGGTCGCCGGGCGGGACGTGTGGCGTGCCGGTTGGCGGGCCGTTTGACGGCTCGCCTTGTTTTGCCGACCGTGCAGCCCCGGTGCTGCTGCTGCGCAAAGCGACTCAGGTGGCCATGTGCAAGTTTGTGCGCGTGGTCAACACGTCAGACCTGGCTGTGTTGTATGGCCTCATGTCCGGTTCGGCATATTTTGCCAGGGGTGTTGCCTACTTTGGGTTTGCGGCGCTGTTGCACGGCGTGGCGATTGGCGCAGCGGCGGCCTGTGAAGCTCCATCCGCGGGCAGGGCATCTACCATGTCCGGCGTGGCCGACCCATCGGATTTGTTCACCGAGGTGTTTTGGCGCAGCGCGCGGGCCAACACGCTGCACAAGCGCGTGAATGTGCTGGTGCTTGCGGGGTTTGCCACCACCGTGGCCCGCCAAATTGTGTACGTGGTGCAGATGTGCACCCCGGTGCGCGCGTCGTCCGGGGTTATGCGAAAATGCAACGACCGCAAGGGCACGCCCATGTACAACCCCGAGGTTGACGACGGCGAGGGCGAGGTTTGCGTGGACGGCGACGACGAGGAAGACGAAAAGACAATTGCCGACGACCGGGGCTTTAAGTTCCTAACGTACTGCATGGGCAGCGTGTGCGGCAGTGTGATGGTTGCACTGGCGGGCGGGGCGGTGGGCGGACCGGCGGACAAGCCGGCAGACGGGCCGGATCAGGAAATGGCCAGCGACGGCTTGTTTTGGGCCACGAGTCAGTTGGTGACTTCCGGCGTGTTGCGCAGCGCCAGCATGGGTCGGTACTTGCTGCGTGCGTTGGACGCCGTGTGGACCAAGCAGTACTCGGACTTGTACTTGCTGGGGCTGCCCGCGTCCGGCCAGCGAATCATTCTGACGGACGTGGCGCAGTTGGTGGACGCGGCGTCCGAGTACCGCACCTACGTGCCTTGCATGGCCAGGGCCCACTGCTTGCTGGTGGATGAAGTCGGGGAAGACTTGGACGACCTGTGAAAGTGTTGCGAGTTTTGGGTGTATGTTTGCGTGTGTGTTTGCGTTGAAAATGGAAATTGATGCATTTGTTAAGAACGGCCGCGCCAGTGCAAGTACACCTCGTACGCAATGGTCATGGTGACCCAGCCAATCGCCACCCCTACCCCAAAGCCAATCCCAAAGGGAACACTCAACCACAGCGGGGTTGAGTTAGTCATGCAATGTCGTGTGGCTCATTTCTTTCATAAACCACTGATTTTTTCAAGACGACAACAGTGGTTTTAACAGCAGGCTTTAATCGAAGCTTGCAAAGCTGCCTTCTTTGCTGCCGGTACCGTGCCGTCGTTTTTAACTCGCGCCCAAAACGCGCTCGCATCACTGCATGGGACACCATTTGCAGGACCCGTAATTGTCTCGCAAAAATTGCCACTGCCGCAGCAGGCGGGACCACCAATCATGCCCCCATGCATGGTGCCCAGCAAGTGGTGGGCGGGCACCACGTGTGGGCCGGGCACCACGTGGGGGCCGGGCTTCATGTGCGGGCCGACGCTGTGTCCCGAAAAGGGTCCCGGCATCATGTGCGGCCCGGGCTTGATGTGCGGGCCGGGCACAATGTGCGGGCCGACGCTGTGGCCGGAAAAGGGGCCTGGCATTGGGTTGGGCGCCGGCCGCGGGAACGGGGTCGGGTTGGGCGCAGGGTTGTACGGCCCGGGTGTCGGGTTGGGCGCCGGCCGCGGGAACGGGGTTGGGTTGGGTGCGGGCGGGTTGAAGGACCCGCTGCCGCGTCCGTGAATGGGGTCCAGGCTGTTTACGTACGCCCACTGGTTGGCGGAGCACTGAAACGGCGCGCCAAATTCACACTGCTCCCGGGCTGCAAGGTACAACTGCCACATTGGACGCTCAAAAAAGGTCTTGCATTATTTGGTCTGCACAAAGTTGGGCATGGTCCAACGTATAACGAGCCCACGAAAAAAGGCGGGCCGCCGGGCAGCCCACTGGGCAACCCATTGCTTAAAACACGGGACGGTACGGGCCCGGCATGGGGTTGGGCGCCGGGATCCACGGGCCTACAGGCATCACGGGCCCCACGGGCATCACGGGCCCCACGGGCATCACGGGCATTGCGGGAAAGGGCCCCACGCCGCTGCCGCCACTGTTGGACCGAATGGGGTCCAGGCTGTTCACGTACGCCCACTGGTTGGCGGAGCACTGAAACGGCGCCCCAAAGTCACACTGCTCCCGTGCGGCTGCGTACCGCACCCACGGCAGCTGCTGCATGGGCTGAATGCCGCCGGGCCCAAGAATGGGCTGCGTAATTAAGGGGTGGCCGTACATGTGTGTTTCCAGCGTGTTATTGTTACGGTCCCCCTCAAAAAAAACGCGTGGGCCCACCGATGGACTTTGTCACACTCTATTCTTTCTTTTTTCGCCATGGACATGGACGACATGCTTGACATGCCCGAGTGGTGGGCAGGCCACTATGCAGCCTTGAGTGACATGGTTAGCCGTGGTTTCCGGGATTACCCGCAACCAAATGGCAAATGCAACGGCTCACAATTGGAAATTGTGCGGCTCAAACTAAATCTTAAAGGCCTTGAAGAAGATGAACGGTGGTCTCTGCTAAGAGCAGCATGGGTTGGCGCAGTGGCGGTCCAGATGCTGCACAAGTGATAGGAACGTCACATGGCGTTGTGCGGCTTGTGTGGCTGTTGCACATGCATGGACAAACTGTGTCCATTGGGCCCGCAACCATGTGGGAGTTGGAACTTTAGCAGGATGCGAGAAGGAGACATGCTGCGTTTGGACGAACCGTCAGGGTACAACGTTAAAACCAAAAGTTGTTGCGAAGCTTGTTTAGAGCATACACGATGGAGTCCCCTTCGTACAGCGTGGGTTGCAGCCGTAGCGTGGCGGTGACGGCAATTTTGGTCCGAAATGCCATCCATTTTCACGGTCTACACCGAAAGGCAAAGGTCGCGGGCAAAGGGTACACGTACTACCCTTCAGCGTGACCATTTTGCGCGTCAGCTGACAACAGCACAAATACCGTGTCCACTGATTTATGTGCCCACCCTAAGTTTCAAGTGTTTGCGACATTCAGTGGCTTAAAACGCGGTTGGCATGCAAGTTCCACACGTTTGGCCATGGGCACAAAATTCAGTGGCAAGGGTACAAAGAGCCTCGGCTTCAATGGCTTTGTGCGGGTGCTGTCGCTGCACAGGCGAACTTTGTCCGTTGGGTCCGCGACCGACAGCCAGTTGGCCTGTCAGTAGGCTACCATGCCAGGAATTTAGGCTCATAATCGACTTGCTCGACTTGCCGCCTGAGTATCGCGACGCAATCATGCTTTGTTGCCGAAAATGTTTGGAGCATAAACGGTGGAGCATCTTGAGGGCAGCGTGGGTTGCAGCCGTAGCGGGGCGGTGACTGCGAGCAAGAAAGATTGGGCCGTGTGCCGTTCTGCTGCGAATTCTAAAAAACAATAATACCCCCAGTGAGTTTTGAACTCACGGCATGTGCAACATTCATGGCTTTCTGTGCATTGTTTTCTGTTTGAAAAGGCAGCGGGCGGACAACCCTACTGCGCCCGCAGCAAATGTAGAGTTTCGCGGACCACGCGCATTTGCAGCGTGGTGGGGCCCACCTGCGGCCGCACGGTCTTTAGCGCCGCCAACGCCGCGTCCACGGTGGCGTACGTCTCCGGGTGCAGCACCGCGGCCAGCAGGGCGCCCACCGCGGCTGACCGCCCCACGCCAAACATGCACCCCACATACACCCGAGACGGCGGCCACGCGGACACCACCATGCGACGGCGCATGGCCAGGTTGCCCAGCGCTGCGGACAACTTTGCAGCCAGATGCGCTGCCGAACACATGCAGTCGTCTAGCAGCGGGACGCAGTGCACGGTGGGGCGCGCCGTGGCGGCACTGGTTCGGCTGCTCCACACCCACTCGGACGCCCACTCCCACTCCGCGGTCAAATCCAACACCACGTCCTGCTTACCGACGCCGTGCGTGGTGGCAAACCAGTGCGGCGCCGCCTGCAGCCGCCCCACCGTCACAAACGTGGCCGGTATGCAGCTCCACGGCGCGGGCGGCCCGCGCCTGCGACTTTCTGCTGCCGCTAGGGCGTCCATGACGGGCGCCGTGGCTATGGCGCGGGACAGCCACCGCCACGGCGCCAGCACCGCCTTGGCCACCGCCGACCGTGTGCCGTCGGGCGTTTTTTCCAAGCGCAGCGGGGCGGCCACGGCCACCAACCCGCCCGTAGGCGGTCCCGCCGCCATGGACGCAAGCACCAGCACCGCGTTGGCGCACACCCACACCGCAATGCATGTCACAGACACGGCCGCGGCGCCGCCACGGATGCCCACGTCGTGCGCGACCCACGCACACGCCGCAGCCACGGCAGCCCACAGCGCCACAATGGCTGTCATGGTTCTTGCAAAAACTGACAAGTCAAAGCCCGAGGCTGCAGATTACCGGGTTGTCCTCGACAAATGGCGTGTGGGACCACCCACCGCATGTATGGCATGTACGGTATGTCTGCCAGGGCTCCTTCATCCAGCCGAAAAAATCGGTGCCATACAGCAAACAACACTCCCGACGGCACACGCACGCGGCACCCCAATGCACACGGGCCGCATGCGCACAAGCTTCACGACCCCCAGACTAGACCCATAAACAAACACTGATTGACTTTTTCCATTTGCAAGCATGCAGGCGGACGGCGCGCAAGTGCAGGCTAACAGCCCCGTGCAGCCTAACAGCCCCGTGCAGCCTAACAGCCCCGTGCAGGCTAACAGCCCCGTGCACCCCGCGGTGCGTGACGCCCTGGCCCTGGTGCACGCGCCGCGCGCGCTGACCCCGGCCCAGTCCCGCGAGGTGGCCCGAAACACCGCCGCCGGATGGCGGGACCACGTCAACGCGGGCTTCCTGACGTACCGCAAGTCCTGCGACGGCGAAAAGGACTTCCCGCGGGTGGACTGGTGCGACGGCGGCGGCGCGTGGATCCTGGACAACCACGGCACCCGGTACCTGGACTGCCTCAGCTCCTTTGGGGTGCACAACCTGGGCCACGGCCACCCGGTGGTGCTGGCGGCGGTGGCGGCCCAGCTGGCCAAGCAGCCCCTGCACAGCCAAGAGTTCCTGGACGCGCCGCGGGCGTACCTGTGCCGGGCGCTGGCCGCGGTGGCGCCGGGAAATAACGCCCTGTCCCACGTGTGGCTGGCCACCAGCGGCACCGAGGCCGTGGAGGCGGCCCTGAAGCTGGCCATGCTGACCACGCGGCGCACGCGCGTGCTGGCCGCCACCGGCGGGTTCCACGGCAAAACCCTGGGCGCGCTGGCCACCACCTCCAAGGCCACCTTCCGGGGCCCCTTTGTGGGCGCCCTGCTGGACGTGGTGCACGTGGAGTTCAACGACGTGGACCAGCTGCGGGCGGCCTTTCGCACCGCGGCCTTTGCGGGCACCCCGTTCGCGGCCTGCATCCTGGAGGTGGTGCAGGGCGAGGGCGGCATCCACGTGGCCACGCCCGAGTTCCTGGGGGCCGCGCGGGCGGCCTGCACCGAGCACGGCACCGCCCTCATCCTGGACGAAATCCAGAGCGGCCTAGGGCGCACGGGGGCCATGTGGGCCTGCGACCACTACGCGGGGGTTGTGCCCGACTTGCTGTGCGTGGGCAAAGCGCTGTCGGGCGGCGTGGTGCCCATTGCGGGCGTGGTGGGCCGCCCCGAGTACTGGGCCCGGTTCATCGAGTGCCCCCACTTGGCGTCCACCACCTTTGGGGGCAACCCCCTGGCGTGCGCAGCTGCCATTGCCACCCTGCATGTGCTGCAGGCGGAGGCCCTGCCCGCGGCCGCGGCGGCCCGGGGCGCCCAGCTGCTGGCGGGGTTACGGGCGCTGGCGACAGAGTTTCCCGGCCTCATCCGCGCGGTGCGGGGCCTGGGCCTGATGGCCGCGGTGGAGTTTTGGGACAACGCGGGCGGCATTGCGTGGGGCAAGGCCCTGCTGCAGCGCCGCGTGGTGGTGTCCGGCACCATGATTGCCGCCACGGTGGTGCGGGTGTGCCCGCCCCTGGTGATCACCGCTGCAGAGGTGGACCTGGCGCTGGGCGCCATGCGGGCCGCGGCGGTTGCTGCGGCTGCTGAAGTGTCTGCCGCGTTCCCACCCACGGCCCGTCTGTGATTCGGCGTAACAGCAAAACAATACACATAAAAATGCATTTGAGAAAGAGTACTCCTTTACAGAAAAGTCAACATTTCGTCGTCCCGTCTGCCACTGCCGCTGCCACTGCTCCAACCCACACGGCCCGTGCCGTGGTCCACCGCCCACGCCGCGCCAGGGTTTCGCGTGCAGCGTCTTTGTGCAGCTCGGTCGCGCGAGGCATAGCAAGCACAACAGCAGGGTCCACACAGGGCAGGGTCAGCAAATACTCCAACGTTGCAAAACGATGATTCCAGACGGCCTGCTCAAGACTCTTGTTACCAAAGATACCAAGATTCAGACTCGCGGGGCGCACGGCCGCCATTTCACACAAGTACTGCACGACCTCCAATCGGCCACACCCCGCCGCGCATTTCATTGCCACTCCAAAACGCCCAATACACCGCTTTGGCTCGGACTGGGCCAGCTCCCACAGGTACCGCACAACGGCAATGTGTCCGTGTCTGGCAGCGTCTATCACGGCCGCGTTGCCGATACAAGCCAGACTCACGCCTCTCTCCAGCGGCAGCTCGCACAAATACTGCACAACGCCAATGTGGCCGTGACAGGCGGCGTCCAGAACTGCCTTGTTGTTGAAATCGGCCGGATTCACGCCTCGCTCCAGCGGCAGCTCACACAAGTACTGCACAATGTGACCATGGCCGTGCCTGGCCGCTAACATTAGCGCAAAGCCTCCCGCGTCAACCGGCCACTGGTTGCGTACACTCCGAACGTCTCCAAAGGTGCCGTCCAACTTGCGTTTGTTAAGCCGGGCCTTTCGAAGCGGAGGCTTCTCGCAAAAGAACCGGACAGCGTCCAGGTCGCCTGCCTTAGCAGCGTCCTCAAACTGTTTTTGCATGCAAGAAACGGAAAGTGTGGTGCGGATCACTGTACAAATTCATTCCCCTAAAACAACTCTTGAAACATTTACCTACGGCGACGGCCACGCTGCTGCCGCTGCCGCCGCCACTGCTCCAACCCACGCAGCCCGTGCCATGGTCCACCGCCCACGCCGCGCCAGGGCTTTCCAAGCAATGTGCCTTGCGTATGCGTGCAGTTGAGACGGCGATTTCATCACTACCGAGGGATCCACGGTGGGCAGCCCGCACACAAACTTTAGCACGGCAAAACGGCGATTCCGGGCCGCGGCTCGGCGCACCACCCACTGGTTGTTGGTGGCGGGGTCCACGCCCCTTTCCGCGGGCAGCTCGCACAAGTACACCACCACGTCGAGGTGGCCTTCGTAGGCTGCCCACCGCAGGGCGCAGTTGTCGTTGGCGCCAGGCAAAATGCCTCGTGACGCCGGCAGCTCTCACAAGTACCGCACCACGGACAGGTGCCCTCTCCTTGCCGCAAAACGCAGGGCGCTGTTGCTTTCCGCCGCGGGAAACACGCCCCTGCTGACGTGCAGCTCGCACAAGTACCGCACAACGTCCACGTGGCCAAACTCTGCAGCCCACCGCACAGCGGTGTTTTTCTGTGCAGCAGGGTTTGCTTTCCGCGACGGCGGCAGCTCGCACAGATACCGTGTCCACTGATTTATGTGCCCACCCTGAGTTTCAGGTGTTTGCGTCATTTAGTGGCTTAACCCACTGCGGCGCCAGTAAAATTTTTAACTGTGTATTTTTGTCTCAACGTCCCAAATTCGGGACGTTATTTGGGGGTGGCGCCGCAATGAGTTAAAACACGGTTGGCATGCAAGTTTCACACGTTTGGCCATGGGCACATAATTCAGTGGCAAGGGTACCGCACAATGTCCAAGTGGCCTTCATGAGCAGCCCAGCAAATCGCCAAGTCGGGCTGTATGCCCCGGTCCAGCGGCAGCCCGCACAAATACCGCACAACGTTCAAGTGCCCTCTTTCAGCGGCAGACCCAACAGCCAGATTGTCCAACGCGTCGGGTCGCACGTCACGCTCCGGGGCAGCTCACACAAGTACCGCACTACGTGCAGGTGCCCTTCGCTAGCAGCCCACCAAATCCTGGGCCGCACGCCGCGCTCCGGCGGTAGTTCACACAGGAACTGCACCATAGGCAAGTTTCCCATCATTGCAGCCATGCGTACAGCGTAATTGTCCTCGGCAGCCACGTCCACCGTGGTATACAAACACAAATGCCGCAGCGTATCCAGGTTCTCCTCCGCCACGGCGGTTTTCAGCGCCTGCACCAACGGGACGTCCATGCTTTCCAAGGAAACTTCCTGGCGCAAATGAATGTGTTTTTTAACGAGGCACAAGAATGGCTTCAAACACCGCCCTTACCACCACTGTGGCGGCACGGGCACGCGACATTTGTGCAGTCCTGGCTCAGCTTTTGCACGTGCACCTGGTAGCCGCTGTGCAGGACCCACACCCGGTCCGCAAACACGGCCAGGAACGCCTGCAGGCCCGGGAAGGGATGGGACAGCCCCGCCGCCGCCGTGTGGCCCCCGATGTCGTCAAAAATCAGCACCCCACCGGGCTTCACCAGCCCGAACGCCAGCACGGCGTCCTCCAGCACGCTGGCCGCGTGATGCTCGCCGTCAATGTACACCAAGTCAAAGGTGGGGCGCCGGGGCATGCCCCGTAGCACCTCGAAGCTGGACCCCACCACTTTCACCACCTTGGGCCCAAACCTGGCGGTGTTGGCGTCAAAGGTGCGCTCCAGCGCCCCGGACGCCACGCTGTGCTCAAAGCTGCCGGCAAAGGTGTCCACGCAGGTCAGCCTGCAGTCCGGGTGCGTCAGCAGCGTGTCCAGCATCCACTCCGCGGACCGGCCCTCGTAGGACCCCACCTCCAGGGCCTGCATGGGCCGCCCGGGGTTCAGGGCGCCGTACAGGCGCCACCACGTGGGGATGTTGGAGGAAAACCAGTCGGACGTGTACTTGCCCCGGAACACGTAGGGCGGCGCCGGTGGTGCCGGCGGGAATGCTGCCATGGCGGTGGCCGGACGGTGCAGCGCGCTGTTGGATTGTGGCCCATGGCGCGGTAAAATGTAGCCCGTAAGTCCATAAGACCTGCAAGTAAAACCAGCCATAATGGCAGCAGCGCCAGTGCCAGTGCCAGCGGCCCCAGTCCCGGTACCGGCCCCAGTCCCGCCCCGCTTCACGCATGTGGGCAAGGGCACCTACGGGTGCGTGGTGGCGGGCATGACGTGCGACGCCTCCAAACGCCCCGACGGTGTGGTGGCCAAAATACTGCGGTCCGAGGACGCCCTGCTGGAGCAAACGGCCATGGAGCAGCTGCGTGCGGCGGACCCCAGCGGCATGTACTCCGCGGTGCTGCTGGAAGCGTGCGACGTGCCGGGCACGGCAGAGTTTGACGCCGAAGCGGCAGAGTGCATCAGGTCCAAGTTTGCCATGCGCAGCGCCACCGCGGTCCGACCCACCCTGCGGGCCCTCACCATGTCCAACGCGGGCAAGCCCCTGTTAAAGTTTCTGCAGGATTTGCAGGCGGCCACCAATGCCACGCTGGCGGCCACGGACCTGCACCTGCAAATGGACGTGCACGTGGACATGTACAAAACCGTGATAACTGTGTTTGCAACCGCCGTCAGGGCGTTGGTGCACTTTCACGCCCAAGGCTTGTACCACTACGACCTGAACATGGGCAATGTTGTGGTGGACGGCGCTGGGGTGGCGCGCCTCATTGACTTTGGGGGCACCACCTTTCGGGACCGGCTGTTGATTGGGTGCAAGCCCGAGTACAGGCGCGCGGCCGACGGCTCGGTGGTTGCGGCGGAGGTGCCAAAGGAGCAGTACGACATTTACCCCATGTTGCTGTTTGCTGCGTACTTGAACCCCTTTGACCTCATGGTGCTGTTTGGGTTCAAGTCGGCTGCCAACTTGGCTGCCAATTTGCGGACGCCCGGCCGCAACGTGGAGGACAAACACATGTGGTTCTACCGCTTGGTGGACTACTGGTACTGCAACCACGTGCAAAACCTGCGCGACGTGCCCGAAGTTTTGCGCCGTGCCGTGGTTGTTGACGACCCCGTGGCGTTTGAAGCCGTGTTTGACGCCAACGTGGCGTGGTGGACTACGCCCGGGGACGCAAAGTGGGGCGCGTTTGACGTGTACTCCCTGGCCTACAGCTTTGCGCTGGCAACCAATTTGCCGGTGAACAGAAAAGGCGCGTCTCTGTTCCCCATTGCCAAGGACCTGGCCGCGCTGCTGGTGGCCATGGTGCACCCCCAGACCGACAAACGACCCACTGCCCAGCAGGCTTGGCTTGCGGTGCAAACGCTGTGTGCCGCCCACGGCGTGGTCGTTCCACCGGCAAGCCCCAGCAGGCCGGACGATTTTAGCGGCGGCGGCAGTGGCAGTGGCGGCGGCAGCGCGGGAGCCGGAGCGAGAGCGGGAGCGGGAGCCGGAGCGGGAGCGGGAGTGGTTCCTGCGGCCGTCCCTGCCGTTCCTGCGGCCGTCCCTGCCGTTGCTGCGGCCGTCCCTGCTGTCCCTGCGGCCGTCCCTGCCGTTGCTACGGCCGTCCCTGCCGTTGCTGCGGCCGTCCCTGCCGTTGCTGCGGCCGTCCCTGCCGTTGCTGCGGCCTTCCCTGCTGTCCCTGCGGCCGTCCCTGCCGCTCGCGCCAAAGCTGCAAGTCGAAAGCGCGGATGGCCGCCATAAACTCTCGCCCGCCGCGTTTGATCGCTTACCGTGTCCACTGATTTATGTGCTCACCCTTGATTTTAAAAGTTTGCATAATTCAACGGCCAACAGCGCGGTTCTCCTGCGTGTTGCAAACCTTTTGCTATGTGGGCACATAATTCAGTGGCAAGGGTATAAATTATGTCGTAAAGCCTTGCAATCAATCCCCTTTTGTCTTCATGGGCACGGCTGCATCTTCGGCGGGTTCGGCGGGTCAAGCCGGCCAACCCTTGCCCCCGCTTCCGCCTCGTCCCGTCTTCGTTGACGAAGGCGACTCGTCGTGTGTGTTTGGACGAGCGGTTTGCAGCCTGGGACGCTACAATCCCGACCGCGTGGTGGGCAAAGTCATGGCAGCGGAGGACGCGGCGGTGCAGGCGCAGGTGGCGCGGCTGGTGCGTAGAGCAGACCCCGAGGGCCGGTTCTCGGCGGCGCTGCTGGACGTGTGCGACACCCCCAAGGCGGTGCTGGACGAGGACATGGCCTCCAAGACGTGCATCCGCACCAAGTTCACCTCTGCCCTGGGAGAGGCGGGGCCGGACATGGAGCCCACCCGCATGCTGGTCACCAGCTACTGCGGCCGGCCGCTGCACGAGTATTTGCAAGTGCCCGTTAACCAGACCCTGGACGGCGTCATTGCCGTGTTTGCAACTTTTGCGCGAGCGCTGGCGGTGTTTCACTCCAGTAGCCCTGCCAGCGCGGTGTACCACTACAACATTTCGCCCGCCAAGTTGCTGGTGGGCGACGGTGGGTTGGGGCGCCTTGCGGGGTTTGGCGGCACGCCGTTTCGAAACACGTACTTGACCAACCACAGGTTTGCGGTGTCCCCCGAGTTTGGGCTGCACTTGAGCCCCTTTGATTGTTTGTTCACCAACTACATCGGGTTCAACGGCAACGACCTTGCCACCCAGCCCGTGGACACGGTGGAGGGGTACCTTACCGAGGCAGTGGACCAGTACGCACAGTGGCGCCAAAACAACTACGGCCTCATTCCGCCCGTGCTGCTGGACGAGTTCATTCCGGTGGACAGACACGACCTGCACAGCTTCACCCTGCTGACCGGCAACTTTCGCCACAACATGCACTGGTGGGCAAATGCCACCCTGGCGTCGCCGGACAGGTGGTCCGTGCTGGATGTGTTTGCGCTTGGGATGTCCTTTGCCCAGGCGGCCAGCGCCGTGCTGGACATGGTGCCGGTGTCCCTTGCAGCCCAGTCGCGGCGGGAAGAGTTCTTGAAACTGCTGCGAGACGCGGTCATACTGCCGCCGGACGCGGGCATTCGACCGTCTGCAAAGGAGCTTTGGGCAAGGGTGGACGCCCTGTGCACTGCCCACGGCATTCGCATCCCCGACGCGGTGCCCAGCGTGGACGGCAATGGCAGTGGCGGTGGCGGCAATGGCGGAGGCGGCGGAGGCGGTGGCGGCAGTAGCGGTGGAGGCGGTGGCGGTGGCGGCGGTGGCGGTGGCGGCGGTGGCGGTGGCGGCAGCAGTGGAGGTGGCGGCAGCAGTGGCGGAGGCGGCAGCAGTGGCGGAAGCGGCGGTGGGGGCGGTGGAAGCGGCAGTAGCAAAGGTGGCGGCGGCAGCAGTGGCGGAAGCGGCGGTGGGGGCGGTGGAAGCGGCAGTAGAAGCGCCGCACCCGAGGTAATTTCCCTGATTGACTCGGACGATTCCGACTCTGATGTGGTAGAGGTTGTTGAAGAAAACGAAACGCCAGCAAGGCAGCCAAAGAAAAATCCCAAAAAACGTGTCCGTGGAGACGAGCAAGTGTCAAGAAAACAGCGCCGCACGTGAATTTCTCTAATGCATCCCAGTGGCTGTTCTCCGTCTCCGTTCATGACTCAGTGGCATGGGTACTGCCACATTTCACCGCACACCACGGCCGCATATACGCCACTGCATGCTGCCATCCAACGTGGTGTTTGACATTTTGGCGTCCGAGCGGGCGGAAAATGACCCCGCGAAGCACCATGTGGACAGCTACCAACGACTAGTTGAGAAATACTTACCTGCCATTTTGCGGTCCGAGCGCGAGGCCAACGCCGACTGCCGCAACAGCATCCACTTGCTAGAGTTTACACAGGTGCAGGTGGACACCCCCGTGTCCCGCACCACCAATGGGTTTTGGGACATTAGTGACCCGGCCACGTGCGCCGCCAGCCGCACCACGTACACCGCGCCCATCGTGGTGGATGTGCACCACCGGGTGTACGCCAATGCAGCCGCCACCAAAACCGTGCCGTGGGAAACCATGGACCCCGAGTCGGTGGCGGAGCAAATTGCGGCCCTTGTGGCGGGGCGCCCGCTGCCGGTGGTGCAGCCCACGGGGCCCCCGCGGCCACCGCCCGTCATGGGCCCCAACGGCCGGCCCATCCGCCCCCGTCGCGGCCACCGTGCCAACATCTCGGACAAGCCGCTGGACCCGGCTGCCAAAGCCGCCGCTGCTGCTGCCGCCGCTGCTGCTGCTGCTGCTGCCGCTGGTGCTGGTGGAGCCGCTGGGCCAGGCGTTCCCGCCCCCGCCCCCGCGCCCGTTACCGAAACCTGGGAGCTGCGGGAGCAGCGGGATTATTTGCAGGTGGTGCAGTTTCATTTGCCGCTGATGGTCACGGCGGGGCCCGCCCGCGGCACCATGTGCATCAAGGGCTCCCCCAAGGTCATCCTGCCGCAGAAGCGCCTGGCCACCAACCGGTGGATGGTGTTCCCGGCCACCAAGCCGGGGTGGACCTGGACCGCGGAAATCCGGGCGGTGCACTCGGAGAAGCTGCGGTCCACGTCCACGCTGCGGGTGCACGTGCGGTGCGGCGCGGCCGGCAGCGGCGTGCTGCGGGCCATTGTGCGGGTGCCGTTCATCGAGGCGGACGTGCCCCTGGGGGCGGTGTGCCGCCTGCTGGGGTTTGGGTCCGCCGAGGCGGTGGCCACCGCGGCCGCCACGGGCGGGGTGCTGTCGGGCCGCACCCCCGTGCCCCCCGGCAGCCTGTGGGACATGCACAGCACCCACAGCATCCGGCAGTGGGTGCTGGCGCTGCTGCAGGACGACGCCCATAACTGGCCGCCGTGGTTTGCCATGGACCGCGCCGGGGTGCTGGGGTGGGTCGGGGACGTGGGCGCCACCAAAAAGTCGCCCGAGTACCGGGCCCGCACCGTGGCCCATTTGATGGCCAACGAGTTCCTGCCGCAAATGGGCATGGACTCGTCCCCGCGGGTGGTGGCCGGCAAGGCCGCCAGCTTTGCGTTTGCGCTGTGGCGGGTGGCCACCGTGGCGTGCGGCACCCGCACGGGCCCCGCGGGCACCCCCGCCGCCCCCGACTGCCGGGACCACGAGGGCAACCGCGCCTACGACACCGCGGGCATGCTGGTGGCCCAGCAGCTGCGCCAGCAGTACCGCGCGGCCCGCAAGAAGCTGGTGTCCGACATCCGGCGCCTGTCCGACGCGGGGCGGTTCGTGTCCATCCCGGATCTGCTGCACATCAAGCGCATGACCGACTACTTTGCGTACTGCATGGCCACCGGGAACTGGGGCGTGGCCAAGGGCAACACCACCCAGACGGGGGTCACCCAGCTGCACTGCCGCCTGAACCCCGTGGCCCAGGAGTCCCACTTAAGGCGCGTGAACACGCCCTGCAACCGGGACGGCAAACAAGCCAAGCCCCGGCTGATCCACCCCTCGTCCTGGGGCCTGCTGTGCCCCGCGGAAACCCCCGAGGGCCAGGCCTGCGGCCTGGTGCAGCAGCTGGCCGCCCACGCCATTTTCTGCGCGGGGCACGCCACCTCGGGCCTGGTGCGCAGCGTGGCCCGGCTGCTGGCCGGGGCCCTGGTGCCCCTCATTGACGCCGTGTCCACCACGGGGGCCATTGCCTCGGTGCGGCCCCGGGCCTCCATGCGGGGCCCCGACGCGTTTGTGACCCGGGTGGGCATCGTGAGCCACCCCCCGGGGGCGTGGGACGCGGTGTGGGCCGCCCAGGACGCCACCGACGCGGTGCTGCTGCGGGGCGCCGCGGACGTGGTGCGGGTGGTGGTGAACGGGGTCCTGGTGGGGTTTGTGCCCGACGGCGAGACCGCGGCCCGGGCGCTGCGGGCGGGGCGCGCCGCGTCGGCCCTGCCCTTTGACGTGGCCGTGGAGCTGTGCAGCGGGCAGGGCACCCTCACCGTGAACGGCGAGCCGGGGTCCCTGCGGCGCCCGCTGCTGCGACTGGACCCCCGGGCCGCGGAGGCCACCGGCAACCCCCTGGCCGGGGTGCTGGAGCTGCACGCGCGGCACGCGGGCGGGCGCCCCGCGGATTTGTGGCGCGCGCTGCTGCAGGCCGGCCACGTGGAGTACGTGTCCAAGCACGAAGAGGAGGGCAGCCTGCTGGTGGCGCTGGACCCGTCCCGGCCGCTGCCGGCGGCGGGCCTGGACGTGGTCACCGGCGAGCCCGCGGAGTGGACCCACTGCGAGCTGCACCCGTCCACCATCCTGGGCACCGCCGCGGCGTGCATCCCGCTGAGCGAGCACAACCAGGCGCCGCGCACCACCTACTACGCGTCCATGTCCAAGCAGGTGGCGGGGAACCCGGGGGTGGACGCCCCGGGCGCCCACGGCCTGCGGCTGTGGTACCCCCAGCGGCCCCTGGTGCCCACGTGGGCGGCCCGCATCCACGGCATGCACGACGCGCCCGGGGGCATGAACGCCTGGGTGGCGGTGGCCGCGGACGGCGGCGAAAACCAGGAGGACTCCCTGTACGTGAACCAGGCCAGCGTGGACCGCGGCATGTTTGCGTGCTTTGCGTACCGCACCTGCGCGGAGGACTGCGCGGTGGGGTCCGGGGCGGACGCCCAGCGGTTCGAGGTGCCGCCGGCCCATTGTTTGGGGGGCCGCGTGGGGGGCTTTGACAAGCTGGACCCCGCCACGGGCCTGGCCCGGGTGGGGGCCCTGCTGGAGCCCGGGGACGCGTACGCCGGCAAAACCATGGACGTGAACGAGCTGGGGTGCGTGCGCCGCACCACGGTGCGCCGGGACCAAAGCGCCCTCATGGGGGACAAGGACCCGCCCGCGTTTGTGGACGGCGTGACCCGGTGCCGCGGCCAGAACGGGCGGGACCTGGTCACCGTGGCCATGCACACCGCCATGTTCCTGGAGGAGGGGGACAAGCTCAGCAGCACCGCGGGCCAAAAGGGCGTGGCCGGCAGCGTGCGTCCCGCGTGGGACATGCCCTACACCGCGGACGGCATCACCGCGGACGTGGTCATGAACCCCCACGCGTACCCGTCCCGCATGACCATCGGGCAGCTGCTGGAAAGCGCGCTGGGCCTGGCGGCGGCCCACACCGGGGAGGACGTCGCGGACGGCACCCCGTTCAACGGCACCAGCATCACGGACGTGGTAACCCAGCTGCAGGACGCGGGGTTTGCAGACATGGGCAGCGTGACCATGTACAGCGGCGCGACCGGGGCCCCGGTTGCCACCCGCCTGTTTTTCGGCAACACGTACTACGTGCGGGTGCGGCAAATGGCGGGGGCCAAGGCCCAGGCCCGGGCCCGGGGCCCGGTACACGTGCTCACCCAGCAGCCCACCGAGGGCCGGGTGAACTCGGGCGGCCTGCGGGTGGGGGAAATGGAGGTGGCGGCCCTGGCGGCCCACGGCGCCGCCGCGGTGCTGCAAGACCGCCTGTTTTACCAAAGCGACTACGCCCAGGTGCCGGTGTGCGCCCGGTGCGGGTTCATCGCCATGCCCCAGGCCCCCGCCAAGGCCCGCCACCTGGTCATTGGGCGCAACGAGCACAGCGGCTACTGCGACAACTGCAAGGTGGCGGGCACGGTGGTGCTCATGCCCCTGCCGTTTGCCACCAAGCTGCTGACCCAGGAGCTGGCCGCCATGCACATGTCCACCTCCTTTGTGCTGGATGTGACGCCCGGGGTGGACGTCCACGCGGCCGCCAGCATGGGGGTGCGCCGCAACGTGCGGGACGCCGACTTGCTGCAGCCCATTGTGTGCGAGCGCGCCGCGGCGGCCGTGCGGCGGTACGACACTGAAGTCACGCAGGTGCCCGCGGGGTTTTCGCGGGGCCGGGCCGGCGGCGGTGGCGGTGGCGGTGGCGGCGGCGGCGGCAAACGACCGCGAACGGACCGGACGGACTGGGCACCATCCCATCGCAGGCGGGTGGAAGAAGTCACCGCGGCGTCGCCAGCGTCTCCTACCTACATGCCGGCGTCGCCAGCGTACATGCCGGCGTCACCAGCGTACATGCCGGCGTCACCAGCGTACATGCCGGCGTCTCCAGCCTACATGGCAGCGTCTCCTGCCTACATGCCAGCGTCTCCTGCTTACATGCCTACTTCGCCCGCGTACATGCCTACTTCGCCCGCGTACATGCCTACTTCGCCCGCGTACATGCCAGCGTCCCCTGCCTATATGCCAGCATCACCCGCATACATGCCAGCGTCGCCCGTTTACATGGCAGCGTCGCCCGCGTACTCGGCGGTTTCGCCCCCTCTTTCTGTATAAACGGTAAACCCATAGACCGCTGCCAATAAATTGATCAGTGTTAACTCATTGCGGCGCCACCCCCAAATAACGTCCCGAATTTGGGACGTTGAGACAAAAATACACAGTTAAAAATTTTACTGGCGCCGCAGTGGGTTAAAAATTGAAAGCGGTCGCAGGGTTAAGAGTTACCGAAGCAAAAGTCTGCATTTCCCTGCAATGATTTTTACGCACGCGCCTGTGCTTCCTGTTTTGCTTTCAATGCTTGTAGCAATTGCCTGGACTTGAGCTCTCTTTCGTGCTCCTCCGCCATATTTCTCAAGTGCTGTCGCTCCTCTGCCCTAAATGCAGCAAATGAAGCACTTGAAGTCTTTTGCAATTCTTGGAGGCGGCCAATTTCTTGCTGTTTCCGCGCTGTACGCTGTGCCTCTTGAAGTTTTTTAACTTCCAGTTCCTTCTGCCATTCCCTCTGTGCTTCTTCTCCCTGTTTCTTGATTAACTCCATGGTTTCGGACAGCTGCGGCAAACCTTCCGCTTCTGTTTCTGGAAAGTAATAACGTATCCTGCCCATTTTAGCCGTAGCTTTATGAGCTTTCCGTACAGCGGCTTCTTCTTCAGCAACCCGCCTGGCTTCTTGGGCTTCTTGGGCTTCTTGGGCTTCTCTGGCTTTTTCAGCTTTTCGTGCTTGTTCAGCTCGCGCGGCTTCTTGGGCTTCTTGGGCTTCCCGGGCTTTGCGTGCTTCGAAAGCAGCCAGTTTCTCGGCAGCTCGCGCGGCTTCTCGGGCTTCTCGGGCTTCTCGGGCTTGTTGAGCGGCCAGTTCCTTGGCAGCAAGTTCTGCGGCCCGCTTGGTGGCCTCTTGGCGTTCTTTGCACTCAACACAGGACGAACCAGGGTCGTCGACACGCACCCAGCCGTTTTCGTGGTCGGCGCAAGTGTCGCATTTCCGCACGCAAGTCTTGCAGGCGTACTTTGCACAGTGACTGAAGCGGTCGTCCTTCGCTTCGCCAGGAAGCAGATAGCTGGGTCGCATGTCCGTTTGGTAGTCCTTCCACACTTTTTGGCCGGTTTTGGCTTTGCATACCACGCACGGGCGCTTTTTCTTCCGCTCCTCTTCTTTGGCACGCGCGGCTTCTGCCCGTTTTTTTGCCTCCACGCATGCTTCACACACCGCTTGGCGATGGCATTGCAGGGGCTTTTCCAGCGCTTTGGCGCCGCTGCGCAGCAGATCTGGCAACACCGCACGGCAATCGGCGGCGTCCACATCCCACCAAAAATCGCGAGGCCTGCCCGAGCACTCGCCTGTTTTGTGGGTGTTGAACACCTCCACCACGGCACACACGGCGCCGTGGGCGTCAAGCACTGCCACGTCTGGCCGCCACGTTGGGGCGCCGTCCACGGGCGCCATGTGCGGCTCCACGACCACCGAACCGCCCTCGGGCATTTTTACACTCATTCGGCAGGTGGTGGGGTGCTTGCAGCGCCGCGCCCTGGCAAATGTCAACAGCCCGCCGGTCTGCAGAAATCTTGCCACCAGCACCTTGGCTTCCTTGTGCAGCTCCGACTCGGTGGGCCCCGAAAAGCGGGTGCACTTGCCCTCCGCGTCCTTTTCGCCGTGGGGGAAGTGGGAAAAGTGCGGGCGGCGCTTGCACTCCTCGGCCACCGCGCGCAAATACAGCTGCTGCCCGCAGGTCGGGCACCCAAACAACGGTTTGGGGTCTAAATTAACAGCGTCCCACGGATGAATGTACCGCTCCTGGCGGTCATAAAAGTCACTGTGGTCTTCCAATACGTCCCACACAACCGCGGACATAAAAGGCATGTCCGGCGCGGCGGCGGTGCGGTGGCGTTTTGCAGGGCGAGTGCAATCCTTTTCCATTGCAAAAATAAAGTGACAGCGTCCAACTGCGTCTTATGACGTCTTACGACGTTTTGTCAGAAAGATGGCGGTAACAACGGCTGCCGCAGCCACCACAACCGCCGCAGCCGCAATGACCCCAATCTCCCAACCCGGCATGCCGTGAGGGTCGTCCTTGGTGGACCCGTCTTGGTCTGTTTTCCCGCGAGTCGCACCCACGGTGGTGCCGTCGCCAGGGCACGTGGTCTGGATTGCGCGCACTGCTTGAGCGTACGACAGCTGGGGCTTGTGCAGCCGCGCGTTTACAGCGTTGTGGGCGTCAATGGCCCACTTCATGGCGGTGTACCGCGACTGGGTGGCATCCGCCACTGTGGGTGCCAGCTTGGCCCAGTGGCCGCGGCACTGCTGGCACGGCAACAAGTGCACCAGGGCCTGCACGTAGTCCACCAGCGCGGCTTTGTGGGCGGGGGACGGGTCCGTGCGCGGGTAGCCCCGAGTCAGCTGGTGCAGGGCCTTCCACTGCAAGGGGCCCCACACGGCGGTGGAGGTGGCCGCCGCGTCCGGCCCGGTTATGGCCTCAAAAGCCTGCTGGTAGCTCAGCTCCGGCTTGTGCAGCCGGCGGTTCACCGCGTTATGAGCGTCAATGGTCCACACCAGCAGGGTTTGCTGGCCCGCGGTGGCGGCACGCAGCTGGGCGTCCGATGCCACCGCCTCGGCCCAGTGGCGCTGGCACCGCGGGCACGGCAGCAGCAAAACCAGGGCCCGTACGTACGCAATGAACGCAGCTTGCTGCTCGGGCGTGGGGTTGGACACGGGGTACCAAAACGCCAACAAATGCAAAATGCGCCACTGCAGCGGGCCCCAGCACCCCGGGCCCGACACCAGGAACTGCCCCATTTTGCTCTTTGAAGTGGGCCACAGCGCGCGAGCCAGGGCATCCTGTCGCAATGCGCCCGTAACGTCAGTCATCGCGCCGCAAAACGTTGCCACACTCCGGCACAATTTGCAGGGAAAGAGCAGTGAAAATTTGCAGAACCAGACGGGGCCGGCAACGACGGCGCGCAGTAAACCTGGAAAGTAAATACTTATGGCGTTGGCGTGCCCGTCTAGACTTCGGTCACAAACAATCCTTCTTTGCTTTTTTTTATCGCAACCATGACCGACGTTTCCGCATTAGATTGCAGTGACACCGTCGCTGCGCTGCCGTTCCGCAAGGCTTCCAAGACCGAGGTGGAGTGGGTGCTGTCTGCCGTGGCCGCCAACAACGGCGGCACGTTTCATTTTCGCACCGAGGACGGTCGCACCGTGGTAGTGGTGTACATGGAGGAGACACAGGGTGACAAGCGGTATTTGCGCGCGGGCGCTGCGATCCACACCCTCAACAAGTTGAACAAAACGCGGGAGCTGTCGTTTGCTGCCAAACACGCGGTTGTGCCGCGCACGTCGGCGCTTTGTGTGACGGCTTGCGGACGGTTTCTGCGGCGGCCGCTTTTTTTGGACGTGGTGTCTGCGACCGGCCCCGGTGCAACTTTGACGCCCCTTGAGGTGTTTGAGAGCGGCAAGGCGTTGCGTGCGCTGTTGACCAACTTTTTTACGGAGCGGCGGGTGGTGAAAGGCGAGAAGCGCATGAACAAGACCCCTGCGTTTGTTGCTTGCGCCACGCCGCGCAAGGTCAGCTCACGTGCCAGCGGCGCGGGAGCTGGCGCCGGCAGTGACGCTAGCTCCAGCAAGCGCACGTCCAAGGATCGCAAGGCGGCACATGCCAAGTACGTGGAGTCCATCAACAAGCTGCGGACCGAGCTCAGCAACCAGCGGCTGAAGGCTGCTGTAGTGGCACTGTAGACCCGCGACGGCGTGACGGTCACTATTTGGTTCCCATCCTCTTTCCCCCGCGCACGTTGTTGAAAAATGCCAATTATTGTTGGCATTGATGTTGGGGTACAAAATTTGGCCATGGCTGTGGGCTCGTGCAGCGCCAGCTACACAAACTTGACCATAACTGCAGTAGAACGTGTCAATCTTATGTCCACGTGCACGGTAACAGGGTGCACACTACACCACACCGGCATGGCATCGGACCGTGTGGCGCATTTTTTACAAGCCCGCGCAGCAGTGTTTGCAGAAGCCGACACGGTGGTCATTGAGCGCCAGCCGCCAGGGGGCTTGCGGGACGTGGAACAAGTGCTGGTTACCCGTCTGCGGGACAAAGCAGTGGTCATGGCCCCGCAAACCATGCACGTGGCCATTGGGTCCAATGGTTTGCCGTACGCAGAACGCAAGGTGGCGGCAATAGCCCGCGCGTCGTTGTTGGTGCCGGACATTGCAGCACGGTTTGCGCCCAAAGCCGACGACCCTGCAGACGCGGTATGCTTTGTTATTGCGTACGTGCAAGCCGCGGCAGCCCGCCGGGCCGCCATTTGCAGGTCTGCCCGCGCGGCGTCCACCAGCGCTGCGGCCGGACTGGATTTGTCGGCGTACGTGTACACGGGCCGCCTTTCTGTGGCAGGTGGCTATTACAGCAGCCGCAACCGCGACAAACCCGACAAACCCGACAAACCCGACGGACCCGACAAACCCGACAGACCCGACAAATCCGACGGACCCGACAAACCCGACGGACCCGCAACACCGCCATAAGAATTACACCCCCCTGATGCATGCTTTGGGGAGAAAAGTTGCAAAGTTGCGCAATTGCCCACAACTGGACGGGCAAAGCAAGCGTTGCCATGTTGGGTTCTATCTCGGTGGGAAAGGCGTGGAATTTGGCGGTGGTCTGGGTTGGTTTTGCGGCGGTGGCTTGCACTGTAGTGCAGTGGTGGTGGGAGGAGGGCGTCGCCAACGGCGTTGGGATTTCCGGCGGGGCGATTGGCGGCAAAAGTCTGCGGACTGCGGTGTACGAGCTGTTTGCGGGCAGCATCATACTGCAGAGCATGTTGGGGTCCACCATTGCCAACACTATTGTAACGGCGGTGATGGGGTTTGCCAAGTCCGTGCTGCACGCCTTTGGAGTTATGGTCCGCGGCGCGCTGTGCACCACGGTGCACGTGAGTGACGTCCAGGTAAAGGTGCACCGGGCGATGCTGCGGTATCTTGAGACCCGGGACGTGAGCTTTACGGGGTCTGCCGCGGTGCAGCTGCGGGAGGACTGGAGCATGAATGCCGACCAGCGCGCGAGCCTGCTGCGCAAACGGCTGGTCACCAACGGCGCCGCGTGTGCGCTGCGGCACGTGGCCAGTGTGATGCCCACGGGGCTGCCAGTGGTAATTTCCACCGATTTCGGAGCCGTGTTGGTGATGCTGTGGCCGCTGTCAGCGGGATCCCCCGTGGTGGGCACCATTGGGCTGTTTATGCTGGGCCGCAACCGCCACCGTGAGCTGACCGAGTTCCTGGAGAGCATTGTTACGAAGCACACGTTTGCGCCCAACCAAAGCCCCGCGGCCATTTACATGCCCAAGAACAAGGACAACCTATGGTGGTGGGAGCGGACGCAGGAGCTGCAGGGCCGTACCCGGGTCAGCTTAGCGTTGCCCGATGGGTTGTTGGACACGTTGGTGGGTGACGCCAAGATGTTTTTTAGCAGCTTTGACGAGTATCGCGACAGGCAGCAGCCGTTTCGGCGTGGGTGGTTGCTGCACGGACCCCCCGGCACCGGCAAGTCCACGGTGCCTTTGGTCTTGGCGACGGAGTTGGGGCTGCCCGTGCTGGTGCTGAACCTGGGGTCATCGTCCTTGACGGACGCGGCGGTGACGTCGTTGCTTGCAGACGCATTGGTGCCAAGCATTGTGTTGATTGAAGACGTGGACGCGGCCGTGGGTGAAGCGGTGGCCAAGCGTCGCAAGGACCGGTGGGAACCAAACCCGTACGCGGGGTCCACGGTGCATGTGGGCACCCCCAGGCTGACCATGGCCACTTTGCTGAACGCGCTGGACGGTGTGGGTGCGGGCCAGGGGCGGTTGACCATTATGACCACCAACGACCCGAACATGCTGGACGACGCCATGGTGAGGCCCGGACGGTGCGACATGGTGGTGGAGTTGCCGGCGGCAGGGTCCGAGCAAATCCGAAACTTGGTGGCCATGGAGTGCCCCACGGCCAGCACGCGCGACGTGGACGAGTTTTTGTCCCTCATGCGACCCGGCACGGTGACGCCCGCCACCATTGTGCAGGTGCTGGCTTGCGCCAAAGGGAACTTGCGCACGCTGCTGGACACCGTGTCCAGGATCCGGGACCGCAACAACAAGCCTCCCGTGAAGCTGTTGGTGGACGGCTACGAGGCGGCGGTGGAGGTGGCGCTGGGGAAGATTTGCCGGTTTCCGCCCACGGGTTTGGGCCGTCGGTTCCACGGTGTGTCCACCAATTTGTTTGACTACCTGTTTGCGTACGGCTGGGAGACTATGTTTGCAGCGGCGGTTGCGCACGGGTTGGACGAGGGCACCACCGCGGAGGGACTGGAGCTGTTCCGCACCTCGTGTGCCGAGGCGTACATGGACCGCACCAAGGTGCCCATTATGTGCGGCGGCAGGCACCACCTTGATTTTCTCACCAAGGACGCCATGGCCATGTACTTCCTGCGGTGGTTTCCCAAAGAGTGGGACGCGGCCGCGGAGTTTGGAATCACCGTGTCGCAGTGGATCGCGGCCAAGGGTGTGTACGTGCACTGGTGGCGGTTTGAGCACCATTTTGAGATGAACAACGACAGCGCGGCGCGGGCGCTGGGGGATGTGCATCGGTGGCTGCTGGCGCACAGTCGCACGCCGGGGGACAATGTGTACGTCCAGCCCACGCTGGAGCGGGTCCTGTACTACTTTGGGGCCCCCGACGACGACCGTTTGGGTGTAATGGCCGAGAGTTTGCGCGCCGCGGGCTGCCGCACCGCAGACGAGCTTGTTGCGGGCGTTGTGACCGAGTCCGGGGCCGAAAAGTCTGCCAGTGGCGGGGCAGGCTCTGGCGGGACCGGCACCGGGACTGCAACCGGGACTGCCGCCGGGACCGCCCCTGTCGTCAAAACGCGGCGCGAGGAAGTCATTGCAGACTTGACCAAGGAGCGCGAGGCCATTGAAAAGTCCGAGGCGGCCATCAACATTGTGCGCAAAAAGTTTTTGCAGCACTCTATGCGGGGCGTGGGGTCTCCGGGCGCAAGCTCTATGCCCCGCCAGAAGATTGCTCGTACGTTTGTGGACGCCTATGGTGTGGACTACTGCACCGCCATGGACGCGGCTCGTCAAGTGACCACCACTGACGGCCGCAGCGGGTTTTCCCGGCAAAACGTGTGCGCGCTGCTGGGTGCAGCGGCGTCCTTGTCCGAGTGTGTAGCCGCCATGCGGGCTGTGCAGCGTCGGTACAAGTTTGGGCCCGCGCACGCGGAATGAAAAAATGCCGTGTTTGCAAGGATGGCGAGTTGGGTTGCGTGGACTTGTTGTGGGATGCCAAAAAATCACTTGGAGACAAGTGCAAGTGTCTACAATCCCACAATGTCCACTACGCAAGCACGTGTGTCAGCACTAGAAACTCGTGCGGCTCAAACCTCAATTCGTCTGCGGGCTGTTGAAGCGTCGGTGGCGACCCTGAATCGTGGGGCCAAAGATACGCCCCGGGTCATCAGTGGGCGTGTGCAGCGGCCAGGGACCGTTCTTGCGGCAGCCGCGGCTGCTGGGGAAACCCCCGCTCCGGAGTTGTCCACGTACTACCCCACATGGATTGACTGGCCGGGCAAGTGGATTAATGGTACTAACGACGCGTATGCGTCGTTCGAGGCCAACATTATGGCACTGTTCGCTGCCAACTTAAATGCGTCTGGGCTGCCTTCCATTTCCCGAGTGTACATTGCGTTCATGGCCCCCAACCCGCTGCTGGCCAGCGTGGTGGTTGACTTTGACTCTACAGGCAAGCCGAAAATGGGTATCAACGCGCTGTACATACCGCCAGGGGGCACTGCGGCGGATCCGCTGCCGGCCACCTCCATGCCCTGTGCAGCGGGCTCTGATTTTTGGATACTAAAGGTGAAGAATGCGGTAAAGGCAGCATACCCCGGTTTTGTTCCCAAGTTTGTGTTGTCGGTGGGCGGTTGGTCTTACTGCCAAATTGAAAACTACTTTGCGCCGTTTGCCACTATGACCACGGGGCAGATTTCGGCGTGGGCGGCCGCCGCCACTGCCTTGGCTGCATCTTGGGGCTACGACGGCATCGATTTGGACTACGAGCTGCCCACGTCGGTGCCGGCCAATTACGCTGCGGGCAGCATCCTGGACAACGTTGTCAACGCGCTGGCGACAAACGTGCCACCAGGCATGTCCGATGCGATTTCCGTGACGGTGGCAGGGGCATACACCGAGGTTGGCGGTGGCGGGCTGCTGGCCACCCTGGCTGGCGGAAGCTACGTGCGCGTGATTAATCTCATGGTGTACGACTCGGGGTGCTTGACGCGGTACGACCCCGCCGCGTTTGCGCTGCAGTTCATGAACGGCTACGATGGCACGGGATCGTCCGGACCGCCTGCGCTGTCTGGCATCACGCCCGCCAAACTGGGGTTTGGGCTGGAGATTGTGCCCCAGGCAATATCGGCAACCATCAAGCCATACACCATGGACGTGTGTGTGGCCCAGACTCTGGCCGCAGCCGCCGCCAACTACGGCTTTAAGGAGGCCTTTTTGTGGGTGTGCAGCCCACCGGACCTGTCCATGTCCACTTTTACAACGTACTTGCAGTACATCACTGCGGGGTTGACCGGCAGCGGCGACCAAACTCTCAACGGCATTATTGCCGCCACTGCTCTTGTTGCCGGCACGCAGTACGGAATTATTTCCGCCGGCTCAACGGACTTTACCGTGTTGGGGGCGGCAAACAACGAGGCCGGCACAATGTTCACGGCCACAAATGTGGTTGCGGCAACGGGCACCGGCACTGTGTTTGCAGCCGCAACCCAATACACTGTGTCCGCGGTGTACGATCTGGGCCCGCTAGATGTGCACACTTCCAACAGCTGGGTGCCGGGCGACCTACCTCCCTCTGCGTAAGTGTACGTTGCAAACTTCGCCAATGAACATGTAAAAAACAAAGTTACAAGCCGTTGCATTACGCGTGGGGCACAACCTTGCGCTTCACCAGCTCCATGTACTGGGCTCGCAGGGTGGTCAGCAGCGTGATTTGCCGAAACCGGGGCCCCACGCACGCCAGGGCCGGCGTGTCCTTCAGCTCCTCCGACACAGTTTCGCCCAACAAACTGTGCTGCACCGCGGTGGTAAAGGGTGTTTGACCGGCCATGGCGCCCGCGCTGGCGCCTGCCACCGCTGCGCCGCCGCCGGCTGGGCCCACAAAGCCCAAAGGGCCGGCGCCGCCGCCGCCACCGCCACTGCCACCGCCACCCACGTCGTAGGCTGCCCCGCCGCCACCTGCACCGCCGCCTTGACTGGCGGCCATTGCGGCTCCCTGGCTGCTGCTTATTCCGCCCACGGCGCCGCCCCCGCCGTGCATGCTTCCCACGGCCCCAAACAGGGCGTGCTTTTCGGCGTCGGACAGCGGCTTGGGGCCACTGGACGACCCCACGCACTTGGGGCTCTTGCACTCCTGCACGATGAACTCGCTGGTGACCCGGAAGTTGACGTTGCGGGAGTGGTGGCTGACCACGCCGTCGCCGCCCGGCGCCGTGGCCCGGGCCTCCTTGATCTGGCAAAAGGTGGCCCCCATGCCCTTGATGAACACGCAGTACCGGCCCGGGCCCCTGGCGCTCACAATGTGGAACACCTTGCTCATGCTCACGCGGGCGTACATGCAGTGGGTGCGCCGCACCAGCGCCTGCAGCACCGCCCAGCGGGCGTCGCCGGGGCCCACCTCGCTGCCGTTGCGGGGCGCCTTGGCCGCGCCGTCGGGCGCCACCACCTGCACCGTGTCGTGGCGCAGGCGCAGGGTGGGCTTACAAGGGTGCCCCGCATACAGGGTCCACCCCGGACTGGGCGCGTACACCGGGTCCGGCCCCCGCACCGACGCCTCCAGCAGCAGCGCCTCCGTGGGGCTGCGCACGTGCCGCAGCTCCAGCGCCACCAAGTTGCCGCGGCTGTCCAGGCGGCACCGCGGCGTGTACATGGACTCCCCCCGGGCCGCCACCACGCCGGAGCCCCCACAGGTGGTGCACCGCCGGGCGGTGGGGCCGGCCTTGGAGCCGCCACAGCCGCCGCAAGTGCCGTGCTTCACCTGCCACGCCCACCGCAGGCCCCGCCGCTCGTGGTACACCCCCGAGTCCACGCACTCGTTCCAGTCGGTGCGGGTGCCGCAGGGCAGGCCGTCCAAGTTCAGGCGCTCCACCACCGCGGCCGCAATCATCAGGGCCTGGTCCACACTCACGTGCAGCTCGGGGAACACCAAGTGCACCCCGGCGCGCAGCACCGACCCGGTGCGCACCGCGTCCAGCCCCACCGCGCCATCCGCCAGCAGGCCCGCTTGAGCCAGCAGGGCGCTCGCAGGCGCGGGTGCTCGTTCGACACCCGTCCCGGATCCTCCGCCGCCGCCGCTGCCACTGCCACTGCCCCCTCCCTCGCCAGGCGGTCTGGACAGAGGGCCTCCCGCCGACGCCGGCTTGGCGCCACGGGCCGGGGCCACGGCGCACTTGCGCACCCCGGACGCCAGCACCAGCGCCCGCAGGAACCGCGTGTCGGTCACGCCGGGATAAAACCGGTGGATTTCTTGGATGATGGCTTTAGCCACGGCGGGCCACGCGTCTTCCATGGCCTGCACCTGCTGCATGTTGGCAAATTGCATGTCCAGGTCAAAATACATGCGCATGGGTGCCGGGGCGGGCGGCTTGTTTTCGGTAAGGGTCCACAGCACACCCACGGCCCAGTCCTCCACCACGGCGCCACACAGCGCGGCCATGTCGGGCCGCGTCCACGGCACACACACCGTGCCCAAGCCATGCAGGCCGCCGTACATGTAGTGGGACGGCTGGGGCGTCGCCGGCACCAAAGCCGCACCCAAACCCGCCACGGCGCCACCGTCGGACCCGCCCTCTGCCAGGCCGTCGGGCGCATGCGGAATGGCGCCCAGTGCGGCGGCACCTTCGTTGCTGCCTGCCAAATTGGAAGCCAAACCTCCGGCACTGCCACCGCCTCCGGCTCCGCCTCCACCGCGCCGAGAAACGGGCGGGGGCAGCGGCAGCCCGCGAGGCCCCAGCCCGCGTCGCTGGTTCACGACAAACTTGTTGCCGTACATGAACCGCGTCATGTGGGAACTGCCGGGGTCCCCTACCATGTTGGGGGGCTTGCCTCGTGTTTCGGCGCCGAACATGACAATGCCGCCTTGCCAGCACGGCGGTTGCAGGGGCATACGCGGGCCGCCGCCACTGCCGCTGCCGCCGCCGCCGCCGCCGCTGCCGCCACCACCACTACCGCCTGGGTGTTGCATTTCGGGCTTTTCTTGTGTTTGTTATGTGCCTCTTGTGTACGTTGGTTGTGCACAGGGCTTCTCTTAAAAAATGGATGCATTTCAGACCGACGTTTTGCGCTTGGGGTGCACAAACCACCAAATCGTAAAAGCAACGACCCCAACCACCACCGCGCACCCAACCGCGATGCCGGCAACTGCGCCCGGTGTGACCCAGGACTGCGACGACGAGTTTTGCCCGGCGGTTCCGGCGGTTCCGGCGGTTCCGGCGGTCCTCCGACGCCGTGTGCCGCCCAGACCGCTTGCTTTTTCGCTTTCCTTGGGTGGCGGACTGCACGCTTCCACAATGTTTTTTTTGACCTTGCTGGTTTTGTCCACCACCACCGAGTTGATGGCGCCAAAGCAGTTGGTGACGGTGCCGGTGCAGGTGCCCCGGGTGCTGGCCATGGGCACCAGAGCGGGGGTGGCGCCCGTGCACGGCGGCCACCAGCACGGCGCGTACGACGCGCTGGTCATGAGGGCGGGCATGGACCCAAACCCCTGTGCGTTGTACTTGGCCACGTACTCGGGAAAGCTTATGGAGGAGCCACTGGCGCCCGGCAGGCTCCATCGCGTGGGGGAGTTTAGCACGTTTTTCGAGTCGACCACAAGGCACGCGCATGCGTCCATGGACCTGCCCGGTGCAGTGGACCCTGTGCAGTAATTTCCGGATAAGTACGAAAACGCGGCCTGCGTTTCGGAGGAATCATCCCCGGAGGCACCGTCAAGAACTATGGACTGACACAGGGGACCCACCGTGTTGTCAAAGTAGCCAATGCAAAGGGACTGAGACCTGTTCCCAATGGGGCGGCAGTCCGTGAAACCGTTGCCGCCACACACGTTCTGCAAATACTGTGCGCCGCTGCCCACCGCCGTCGCGGGCACCGCAAAAGCCACGTTCAGCACCACCCGCCATGGAGTTGCAGAGTCCACCCACACCGGCAAAGACGAAGATGACCCACCTATTTGTGGATCAAACTCGTATGGGTTCGGCGTGGACGAGGGAGTCGACGGCGAGTACGGCTGCGCAATGTACACGTTGTCGGCGGCCGAGGCAGTGCTGTTCAGCAAAGGGGATGCCGGTGCGGTGGCTGCCTGCACAAATGCGGGCAGGAAAAACGTTATGGCGCCGTAGTCGCTGGCAGGCTGCCACCGGTTGGCCACGCCGCTGGCCAGCGGGGACGCGTTAATGGACACCGGGCTGCCGTTGCTGCCAGCAATAATCTTCAGCACAATACCGCCGTCAATGTTCAGCAACGGCAAAGGCGCCGCCACGCTGAGCTGCTGTGCGCCGGACCGCGGTGGCGGCAGCCCGGCCGGCGCGTTGGCGGCGCCCCCACCTGGCATGTACGTGTGGTCCACCGGCACCAGCAGCTCCGGCGAATACCCGGGCACCGGCACACTGGGCGGCACAACCACGGTTGAGCCCGTCCCCACCGTTGACAGCCCCGTGCCACTGGGTTGCAGCACAATCAGCGGCGTGGTCGTGAGCAGCAGAGACACTTGCGACGCGGCCTGGCGCAGCGTGGGCAACGACACCGGGTTGACTGTTGTTATGTACGCATTGTAGGAGTACGGTTCGGACGCGGGGGTCCCAAGCCACCAGTTTGTGCACAAATTGCTGATGGCCGGTGAACCAGGGGAAGTTTGTGGCCACGTGGAGCTTCCAACGGACCCAGTTTTGTTTAGAATGGGGGACGTCTGCACAGACAGGCCGGTTGAAGTATTGCACGTCACCTGGTACGCATTGACGCTGCTAGGGCCAGCCTGCCCGGACGCGTCTGCCATGGACACTGCCAGGATGCTGCCGGCTTTTACGGGCAGCGTGAGTACATATGTCCCGGTCACTAAACTGGGGTCCGAGTCCGACAACACAACCGCAAAGGCACCCGTCCTGGACACCCCGTTGGTGGTGCTCGCAGCGGTTAGCTGCATGTCATATGGAGTGCTGTTGGCCACGTAATACAAAACCCCCGCGGACATACCTTGCCAAACTACCGAAGCGGTAACCACGCCAGTGGCGCCGTTTGCAGACATACGCACGTCAAAACCCACGGGCAACGTGGCCCGGTTTGTGCCATTGAACAAAGGCAGGTATGTCTGCACGCATGCCACGCCTGCGCTCACCAACGCGGCGTTGGGAGTAAAGCCGGACACCACATACGCATTTGATATCGGCGGGGGTTGGGGCGCACCCGCTGACGCTGCCGGTGGGGACGGAACTTGGGGCGCCGCCACGGCCGCTGTGCTAGCAGCACTGGTTATGTTTGTCTGCCCTCCAGGTGGCACTGCTACCGTGCCTACAGACAGGGCAAAGGGAGTGCTGTTCTGCAGCAGCAGGGTGGGAGGTGTTGGCGTGCTTTGGGTGGGCACAAATTGCAGTATTGCCGGTGTCGACGGCAGGAAGGTGTTGGAGGGCGTCAATGGCAGCATGGCGCCGTAAATAACAGCGGGGGCGGAACCGGCGGCGGACAGTGTGCTTTTCGTAAAGATGTTCAGAAAGCCATTCGCAGAGGTGAACTGATAAAAAGCACCCTCGTACTCCAGTGTCATGTACGGCGTCTGCATCGGTACGGCCGGCAGTGGGTTTGGGGTTCGCAGCACATTTACAAAAGACGGGGAGCCGGCCTTGTTTACCTGGTACAGTTGCTGTGCAAGAGAAACCGTAGCGGTGGCGGGGGCTGTTGGGGTGGTTCCCACACCAGGCATGAGCACCCGTTGGTCGGGAAACGGCGGCGCAACCAAGTTATCAATGTTTGCCCAGGAGGGGGGCGCGCTTGCATCTTTTGGAATAATAACTGAGCCATCAAAGTAGTAGTTGGGCTGTACCACGCGCACCTTCAAATCGTTGGGCATCCAACTTTGAATGGTAAGAGTCGGCAGCTGCACTATCTCGGCCAGCGACACGCCATACGACGAAGACCCGTTTGACATGGTCGGATTTGGCCTGACGGCGACCGCAGGCTGATTGCAACCTTCAGTCATACATTTTTTTTAGCGCTTGGGCGCGGGTGCGCCAGGGTGCGCGGGTATGCGGTGAGGGCCGCTGGCGCTTGCATTTACTTGTTTAAGTATAAGCAACACGCGTGCAAACACCGCCGCCCTTACGAAACTGAACGGCGTTTTGCACCTTCCGTCCCCATGGCAGACATTCCCGACAACTTGCTAGATGACGTGTTTGGTGGCGGTGGCGGCGGTGGCGCCATACCCGCCATTCCGCATAGCGGGGGAACTGCTGGCGGGACTTCTGGCGGGACTTCTGGCGGAACTTCTGGCGGAACTTCTGGCGGGGCCCCCGCGGCAGCCGGACCATCTGGGGTGGTCATGTTTGACATTGTGCGGTTCCTGGCGGCGGCTGCGGCGCTTAACGCCAACCCTGGGCTGGCATTTGACACGGTATGGGCCTCCACGCCGTCACCCACTCAGCTGCCGGAAGCCAAGCAGGCTCTGCAGCGTTTGAGTAGCCAGGGCGGGTTGCCTGCAGCGGCAGTTTCCCGGGCCATGGCCACCGCGTCCCCCGCGCTGCAGCAGCATTTTTTGCAGTGCGTGCGGCAGCTGGCAGACCAACTTGGCGACATCGGCTCCGTGGTGGATTTGTACACCCTGGCTCAAACCACGGTGCAGCGCGCAGCCACGCCGGCTTTGCAGGCGTACGCCACAGCCGCCGGCACGAGGGGCACCCCCAACGACGTGTCCACGCTGCTGCAGCGGTCCAAGTTGCGGTCCGGTGGCGGGGGGTCCGGCAACGGGTCGTGTTCCGCGACCGCCAGCACCTCTGGGGGCTGCAGCGCCATTACCGCAGTTGCGATTGTTGCCATCCTGGCGGCCATTGCGCTGGCAATTGCCGTGGGTTTAGGGTGGAGCAGACTGAAAAAGGCCCAGGCCCAACTACAGGGTCGGCCCCAGGGCTCGTCGTTGACTGCTGGCGTCCAAGGGGGCCGGTACCGCCAAAGCCAAGGCCAAGGTCAAGGCCATGTAAGCGCAACAAACACCTGGGACAGCTACGGGCATTACGGCAGTGGGCGCGGCGGCAGTGACACCATGGCCCAGTTTCCGCAGCAGCCGGCGTTTGCGCCCTTGCTGCCGTCCAGCAGCATGGACATGCCAGAGGGCTTCGGCATGTGACCCCGTTTTTTGGGGGGGTCACGTAATGCAAGCCGGTTTTTGAGACCCCCGTTCCAATGCTGTCGCCCCGAAACCCGCTGTTTTACGTGAGCAGTGTGCTGCCTGCGTTCAACCCTCCGGCTCCCAACCCCACGCCCTACAACCCGCCGGCACCCAACCCCACGCCCTTTAACCCGCCGGCCCCCAACCCCACGCCCGGGTTTGGGCCCGTGGCGCCACTGCCCGCGCACGCCGCCAACCACGTGGCCGCTTCCGCCCTTCGGTCCTTGTGAAGCAGCCAACCTGCAGCACACCACCGAGCCGTCTAATCTTGGAAGCAAGACACACCGTAAACATGGAATGCATTTCCCATTACTACTTTCTGTGCCGCCGGCCGTCAAACAGCCATGGGCATGGGCAGGGGGCCGTGCGAAGTGTAGCCCACCACCCGAACGTGCTCCGCACGCCACGCCAAAATGGGTACCGTTCCGTCCGGGTTCACCGCGTCCGCCGGCGGGTGCAGCTCCAACACCGGGAACGGATGCGGGGCGCGGGTCAGCTGCGTGCGCAGCTCGTCCACGTGGTTGTTGTACACGTGGGCGTCCCCAATCATAATGCTGAGCCTGGCTGCCGGAATACCCACTGCGGCCGCCACCAGCCGCGTTAGCAGCGCGTACGAGGCAATGTTAAACGGCACGCCCAGACCCAAGTCGCCGCTGCGCTGGATCATCATGCAGTGCAGTCCGTCGGCCCCCACCCAAAACTGACTGAGCATGTGGCACGGGGGCAAGGCCATGCGGTCTAAATCCGCGGGGTTCCACGCGCTAAGGATATGGCGCCGCCCCGCGGGGTCCCGCCGTAGCCCCGTCACCAAAGCCTCGATTTGATCCACGCCGCACCCCGTGTAATCATCGTCCGCGGTTTTGTAGCGCGCCCCAAAGTGCCGCCACTGGAAGCCGTACACCGGGCCCAGGTCGCCGTCGCGGTTGTGCACCAAGCCACGGCTGTCCAAAAAATCCCGGGAGCCATTGCCGCTCCAAATGCGCACACCGCGGGCCTCCAGCACCTTGGAGTCGGTGCAGCCGTGCAAGAACCACAGCAGCTCCTCCACCACAGACTTCCAATTCATGCGCTTCGTGGTCAGCAACGGCCACTGGTTGCCATCCAGCGGGAACTCTAGCAGGTTAAGCTTGGACGCAAACAAGGCCCGAGTGCCCACCGCAGTACGATCCTTTCGCGGCTCGCCACGCTCCAGCACCGCAGCCACCAGCTGCAAGTACTGCATCTCCGGGTGACTAGGCAAAACCGGGGACGGCGACGGAGACGGGACTGGAGACGAGACCGCGGCCGGCACTTTTGAGACGGCCACCCCCCGCTTTCGGCGCAAATAGGTGACCGTGTAGCTGGGCCCGTGCGCAGGCGCCTCTGCAGGTTCCACGTGCCGCGAAAGCCGGTCCCAATGTGTCGCTATGGACGCTTCAGACAACCCGGGCACCACCACGTCGCAGGGACCGTCCCACTGCACTCGCGTCAGCACAAGCCTCACACCAGGCAGCAGCATGGCCTCTTCGTACAGACGCGCGCCGCCGATAACAAACGCGCGCTCAACGCCTGCGTCGTCCGCTGCGGCCAGCGCATCTGGCAGCGACGACACCACCAGCACCGGCGTGGGGGGCCGCCCAGGAAATGGATCTGTCGGAATGTACACACTCGCTGGGGTCGACGTCACCACAATGTTCAAGCGCTGCCGCAGCGGGCGAGAACCAAGCGGCAGGCTTTCCCAGGTTCTGCGGCCCATGATGACGGCGTTCCTTGCGCCAGGCACCATGACGTCTGTGGTGACGGCCCCAAAATACGCCAAATCACCATCCAGCGGCGGCCACGGCAAAGCACCCTCGTACCCAATGCCGCCGTCTGCGGTTGCCGCGGCAATCACCACACACTGCATCAATGAATTGTGAGCCAGCGCGAGAGAATGCAAAACTTTGAGGAAAATCAATACCGTGTTGCTGGTTTGCATCAGGTCATTCGTGGCGGTACACGCACTGGTCGCCGTCGGGGCATGGCTGTCGCAGCACAGCGTAGCCACACACGGGGATCTTGCGGTGGTCCATGACGTGCAGCCACGAGCACAGCTCTTCCATAGAGCACCTGCCCTTTAGCCAGTACTTGCACACCACCCGGTCGTTAAAATTAATAGGCCGGTGGGCTGCCTCGGCCGCTGCCCGCACCGCCATGGCGCGCCGGTGCCAAAACTCGGCCAGGGTTGTCGCGCGGGCGGGGCAGTCCGCGGGTCTGGGTCCGCCGCTGCCGCTGCCGCTGACACTTTTCATGATGGTTCACGCGAAAAGGGCACGTTCGCACGGACGGCTGCTGGGATTGTGACACGAGTACACGGCAACCCAAACAACACACACGCACACCATGGGAGCCGCGTGGTGTGCGGGCGCTGCCGTGCATCCCCACAACGGCCCACGGCCATCACGGCCATCACCGCACCGTCACCACCGCAGGCGTCACCACTCCTGGACCTTGGTGGCGGACGCGTGCCGCAGCGTTCCCTGTCAAGCCCAGCAACCCCAACTCCCTGCTCCAAAACCTTTTCGAACCCGCTCAAAACCTTGTGGTGCCGCGTCCGCTGCCGCGTCCGCGCCTCTGGCCGTGGCGGCACCGGTGCAGGAGGCCACAGCTGCGTTCCACGCCGCCACCGGCGCATGGTGGGCGGCCCCGTGTTTGGCTTCCGCCATGGCCAAGCTGCTGCGGCAAGCCCGCTCAAAAGCCGCCGCGGTGGCGTCCCCATGGCCGTGGGCGGTGGACAACCAGTGGCAGTGCGTCCCAAACAGTGCGCTGGCATCTTTTGACCGCGTTGTCTACCTGGCGTCCGGCGCTCTGGTCGCGGCGCCGCCAGTGGAAGGCAGCCCAGTTTCTGTTTCCAAAAGTTTGCCCGGTGGACCCGCGCTGGGCCTGCAGCTCACGCTTTTTGCACCGTGTTTGGCGTTTGTGCCGCAGCACTGGGCCCTAACCAACGACCCCACCAAAACCCACACTGTGCACTTGTGCGCCCGCGTGCACGAGGCCTAAGGTTTGACCCACACGTCTGCGGGGCCTGCTGGCCGCGGCCGGGCACCCGGAATTTTATGGGGGCATATCTCTGCAACAACGGTCTGTTAGGCAGCCATGTGTGACGCGCCTGCACCCACGCCCGTGTGCCACATACCGTGCGAACCCTGCGTCACGGACCCCATTTCCGTCTGCAGCACCAACTTTGGGGTGCTCGGCCACATTCCCGGCACCGCCTGCACTGCGGGGCTGGCCCTGGTGCTGGAACCCGGGTCCTACGGCGGCCGCGTCCTAAAAGCCATTCCCGTGACCGCGGAAACCGCGGTGCCGGCCGTGGTTCGGTTTGCGTGCGGATCAGGCACCAATTCGCCAGCAGACCTGATCATTCAGCCAGCTCATGCGGTGGACGCCGAGCCGGAACCCCCGTTTGGGCCGCTGTGGTGGTGGATTCCGGGCGCCGGTCACTCCGGCGGCGACGGCAAGTACTACGCATTCATTTCCACCGAGCGGCCGGGCCCCGGTTTCTACGCCATTGCCGGTCAAAAATTTTACCCGTGGACCACTGACGGGGACTTGTCCGTGACCAACTGTTGGACGTACCCATTCAAGATTGCCACCGTGGGTGTAGTTAACGCGCCCTTCTTGCCCACGTCGAATTTAAGCTTGCAACAAAACCTGGTGGTGGTGAAAAACGACGGGCAAGCGTTTGCTTTGCAGCTTGAACTTTACACTGTGGTGGTGGCGCCCTACTTGGCTGTGCCCCCTGTGGCCACCACCCAGGTGGCAAGCGTTGACGACTTGGACCTGCCGGTGCCGCGCGGCTTGGGACCTGTGGCCGGCACCGTGTTCTCCCCTTTTGGCACACGGGTAGTGGATGTTGTAGAACCAGTTTTGGCTTAAACAACCGGCCGCACCACAAATGTAAACCGTTTCATTTGTGCATTGAGACACTTTCACACGGGAGCTAAAATGCGCATGGCCCGGTCCATGGCGTCTGCACGCACAAAGTAGTCCACCGCTTGCTGGGCTCCAGGGGTTTGAAACTTGAACAACGAATGCAAAACAAGCAGGGGTGTTGTGTGTTTGCGCACCCCGCGCAGCTTCATGGCCGGCGCAACCGCATCCAGCACCTTTGCGCTTGTCACGTCGTGGAACACCGCGTCCACCAGCGCACTCACGGTAGGGTGTTTAGGATACATGCTGGCCATGCCCGCGGTGAAGTACGCCAGGTCCCAGTTGGGAATAAAGGTCGCGTCCATGATAGCCCGGGCGTTGTGCGGTGCCCCGCCCTCCACGCACCCAAACACACGCGAGGTGCGGAAATCAAACCACACGGCCGAGTCCAACACCATGCGGCGCTGCACCTCGCAAAAAGACCCGAGGGCCTCTTCAAGGGCCCCCGAGGCTCGCCCCCGCCACGTGCTCAACTCAAAATCCAGAGCCAACACACCGCCGGCGCCACCGGCTTCCAAAGTCCCAACATTCCACACAGTCACGTCGCCGTGGTGCAGCTCCAACAAATGGGCCGCGGCACACACCGCCAACCCCGCACGTATTTGGCCGCACACGTCCTTCCTGTTTACCAAGTGAACACGGCGCATTACCAACCGCGGGAGACAAAACGTGGACTGTGCGGCCAGCGTAGACTGCGCCGAATGCGTGGACTGTGCGGCCAGCGTAGACTGCGCCGAATGCGTGGACTGTGCGGCCAGCGCCAGCGCTGCCAACACGCTGTGTGCGGTCTCCACTTGCTTGGCGTACTTGGCCTTGGGCGGCTTGGGCATGCGCGTGGTCACACCCATGACGGATGCAAACACAGACGCAACCTGCAACGCGTCCTGCCACACGGGATCCCCCTTTGCTGCACATGTCCGCAACCACTGCAACCGTTGCTGCAAATAAGCTGCCACTTCCAGGGCATTTACTGCAAACCTGCTCATGGTGTACAGCACAGCCGCAGGCTTGCCGTCCGCTAACGCCGATGCCGCCACGGTGACTGACCCAATCCCCAGCAAGCAGGTGTCCTTGAAACTGCACTGCACCTCTGGCAAACTGCTGGCGTCGCGGGGCCCAGCGCCGGCGAAGCCGTCACCGCTGCCACCACCCTCGTGCACTCTGCCGCAATTAAACTCCTCGCGTGGGAATTCCTTGCAAGCAATGGCCCACGGAAAAACGTATGGCCGGCTAAACCGCTCCACAGCTGGTGCTGGTGCTGCTGCGGCTGGTGCTGGTGCTGCTGCTGGTGCTGGTGCTGCTGGTGCTGCTGGTGCTGGTGCTGGTGCTGCTGCTGGTGCTGAGAGTGGTGCTGCGGCTGGTGCTGCGGCTGGTGCTCCTCCTGCCCACACCGTACCGGTGCGTACGCTGGCCGCATGCACGCTGGCCGCATGCACGTGTGGAGGCGCAACAAGCAAATGGAAGCACGCGTCGGACGGTGGTGCCACCTGCATGACAAAAGGCAATGTTATGGAAAAGTGCCGGACCGTTACCGGCGTCCGTCCAGGGGCAGTGTTAGCTACCGTGTCCACTGAGCCATCGTGCCAGGGCAGGCCCGTCCAGCACGCCGGTGTTGGTTTGCAGCACGGTTAAGCCGGTTTTGCCGTGGGTTGGCGCCGACGAAGACAGCAGTATGGAGGTGGGGACACCCGTGACGCCGCTGGCCGCCAGCTCCTCCGTGGACAACTGAAAGGCCCCAATTTCCACCACCAGCAGCCTCAACCGCTGGGCCGCAGTCAAACTGGCAAGCCCAATCTCCGTCATTTGTTTTGCGCAGTTTGGGCACGACTTTCGCACGTACATAAGCACGATGGGGTCAGCCCCAGCGTGCGGGTCTACGATGGGGTCGGCCCCAGCGTGCGGCGGGTCTACGATGGGGTCGGCCGCGATGGGGTCGGACGCGGTTTCGCCCGGGCTGCTGTTAATGGTTGGTTCGCTGTCCATACAGAGAACGGTGCCGTGTTGCTGTGAAATGGGCCAGATTTTCCGGGCCACCATGGCCGTCCACACGGCTTTTTGTATGCGCCGTTGCAAGTAAACCGATTTTACAGTTCCGCGCGCAATGGCCTACCGCGACGACGACTACAACGATGCCTACAACGGAGACGGCGATGACGGGGACGCCGACGATGTGGACGACGACGACGGCGGCGCGGGCGCGGGGCGGCGCAACCAGCGCCGCGGCGCGGGTCGCCCCAAAAACGCGGCCGCCCTGCCCACCTGCGACGCGGTGTCCCTGCCCGGAGTGGTGCAGTCCCTGGAGATGCCGTTTTACGACCTGGACAACATTCGGCCCGACGCCACGGTGCTCATCACGGGCAAGCGCGGCAGCGGCAAAACCACCTTTATGCGCAACGTCATGTACGCCATGCGCAACAAGCTGGACGTTGCGGTGCTCATGTGCCCCAGCGCCGACGTGCGGGAGGACTTCCGCAAGTTCCTGCCCAGCTCCTACGTGTACGACTTTGAGATTGACCGCCTGAACACCATTGTGGATTGCCAAATCAAGCTGGCCGCAGAGGTGGGGGACCGCCTGCGCAACGTGGGCATCATCCTGGACGACTGCATGTACGACCAGAAAACCATGAAGAACAAAAGCATGCGGAACATCATCATGAACGGCCGGCACAACCGCTTTTTTTTCATGAACTGCACCCAACACGCGCCCGACTTCCCCAAGTCCATGCGCGGCAACCTGGACCTCATTGTGGTGTTCCCGCCCCCCAACGACGAGGTGTTCAAAACCATTTACCAAAACCTGCTCAGCGGCGCGTTCCGCACCCAGGAGGAGTGCCGCGCCGCGTTTGACACCCTGCAGACCCACGAGTGCCTGGTGTTTGACCCCAAGGCCCAGACCGAAAAGCGGCCGTTCATTTTTTACTGCAAGGCGCAGCACGACCTGCCGCGGTTCCGGGTGGGGTCCGACGTGTTCTGGCGCCTGCACTACACGTACTTCAAGCGGCCGCCCAGCCAGGTCATGGCCATTGCCAACGCGGTGGCGGTGGCCAAGGGCTTGATGGTGCCACGGGCGCAGCTGCTGCGGCCCTCGGGCCGGGGCGACGGCGGGGCTGCCAATCAGGTGATGGTGCGCCGGGGGCCCGCGCCGCTGGCGTTTGGCGGTGGGTCCGGTGCGCGTGGTCGCGGTGTGGGGCGCGCGATTGGGGCGGCCATGGCTGCCGGGGGCGGTGCGGGGGGTGCGGGACCGCGGCGCCGGGCAGCTCGGTCCCGCTCTGCGTCGGCGCGGTTTGGGGGACACCCCATGCTGGGGGGCTCGGCGCCCATCATTCCGCACTCTATTCCTCCTCCCGCGGGCATGGCCATGTTTCCCATGTGAGGCAAGTTTGACGAGGTTTGGTGGCGTCAGATGTCACAGGTCACAACTCGACGTTGACGTCGTCGACGTTGACGTCGTCGTCACATGGAGTTGGTTGTCGCGTTTAAACCGGAGAAGGGTTGCGCATGGTCCTGTGAGCTGCACCGCGCGTCAGTTGACGACGTGCTGGCGGTTGTTGCCGCTGGACCCCACAAAATGTTTGGGGACGCGCTGGCAACGTGCTTGAAAAACGCCGCGTTCACCAAAAACTCAAAGATGGTGCAAGCGCTGCTGTCGATGCCGGACAAGTGGACGCCGACGGCAGAAGAAGCGGACAACGCGTTGGATTGCGCCGCCGAGGCTTCGGATTTGCGGTGTGTGGAGGAGCTGATGGGGGCTTGCCCAATGATAACGCCCAGAGGCTTTACGCGAGCACTGATTGCGGCGGTTTTCAATGCGGGTGCCGATTACCCGCGGGAAGCCGTGGACGAAGCCAAACGTATTGTTACAAGGCTGTTGCAGGACGGTCGTGCAGACCGCGTGCAGGCTTTGATGCACTACCTCAACGACGAGTACGAAGACGAGGACGTCAAGCGCATTGGCGACTGTGTGGGAGTGTGCGTTTTGCTTGCCCCAGAGTTGGGCTGGGTGCCCACTGTGGAAGTTGCAGAAATGACGCTGCACACCGCAGCGGTTGTGAACAACCACTCCGCCTGCACCGAAACGATACTAGAGTTGTGTCCGCAAATTACCGCTCATGCTTGCTCCCGCATGCTGGACACCCTGGTGCAAGAGTCTTGCTGCGCCGCCAGCAGGGTGGAGGTTGTGGAAGCATTGCTCAAAGACGGACGAGCGGTGCCGTCCAAGGAAACCCTTATTGCGGTGGCACAGCGCGGCGGCTGCGCGGAAATGCGCTTGTTTGCGCCGCATTTTGCGACAGCCCTGACGGCTCTGACGACGGAAACCACCGCGCTGTGATTTTGGTTTTCATGGGAGTTTGCCGTGATTGTGGTTTTGATGGGTGAAATGCATGGACTCATTGGCGAACTTTGTGGCAAAAGAGCACTGAACAAAGGGTACATTTGCAGTAGAAGGGGTCTATTGTTTACCAGTCGGCGGAGTAGGGGTTGTCATAGTCGCGGCGAAAGGGCTTGACCGGGTACCTCCCCACGTTGTCTGGCGCAGCCGCCAGCGCCCGACGAATGGTGTCTTGAATGGCCGAGACAGGGGTCTTTTGCAGCAAACCAAACATACCTGCTGGCTTGGCGGGCAACGCGATGGGCAGGAACGCCGTGCCAAACAAGTTCTCGTTGGCGTGCAAGCCCTTGAAGGTGACCTTGGACACAAACTGGGTGGGCAGGGGGTTGGCCACCGCCGCGGCGCCCGTGTCGCTGGTTACGCACGGGATGGCGCCGCCCCACGCGGCATCCACACGCGCCATGACCTTTGGGTCGCACGGCGCGTCTGCGCCCGGCCCGCACTTCATGTTCACGCCGTAGCACCGCACGTCAAACTTGGTGGGCTCGCCGGCCCGACCCTCGTGGCACGTGGGCCAGTAGGCGTGCAGGCCCGGGTAAATGATGCCAAAGCCGTCCTGGGTCACGGTCTCGCGGGCCTCTGCCACCACAAACGCCGCGGCACCGTCGCAGGGCATGGTCTTGGGGTCTGACAAAATGGCCATGCGGCGGTCCAAATCCGCGGGCCTCCGGAACCGGGTCCAGTCGATGCGGCGGTGCAGCGCATCCAAATTGGGCGCGACACTAATGGCGTAGTTGCCCACGGTGTGCACCGCCAGCTTTGGGACGTCGTCGTCGTCGTCACATTCGCCGCCCTTGTTCATCAAACTGTACATACCTGTGTAGTCAATCTTGGCCGCCTCCTGCACCGCGGCGCACCAGGGCTTCACGGCCGCGTAGTCCACCAAATGGAACCGTTCGGTGCCGGTGGGGTTGGGGATGGGCACAATCATGAGCGCCGGCCCGCGGGTGGGGTCCACATCCAGGTTGTTGACGTACACCAGCAGGGTGCTGTCCACGCCGCCGCACTGCACCGGCGCCGTGTACAAGTGCGTGGCAGCCGGCTCGCCGCTGTCAGTGGGAATGACGCACATGTCAAGCCGGTTCGGGTCGAGTTACTGAAGCAGCAAACAAAGCCCCCGTGGCGCGGCACGACCGCACAACTGCCGAAACTCCCCCAACTGTCCAAAGTGCTTTGAGAGCACACACGGCGCGACGGCAATCACTCTGCAGGCGTGGTCGAGTGGTCAAGACACTTGCTTTAAGCGCAAGCGTGAAAACATCGTGGGTTCGAACCCCACCGCCTGCATTTTTGTTTTTGATAAACTGGTTGCGCGTATTTACCGGTTTGCGGACGTATCCGGACCGTCCGAGTCCGGTCTTGCTGCCCACAACCCATTGTTTTTTCCGGAAAGCTGCCATGTGGAGGGCCAGGACTTCTTTTGGCGCCGCAGCGTCGACATGCGCTTGGACGCGGCCGGTGGCGTGGACGCCGTTTCACAGCCGGTTTGGGGACGCGCGCAGTCATGCGCTCATGTGCGTGCTGGGTGCGCAGTGGGGCGACGAGGGCAAGGGCAAGCTGGTGGACGCGCTGGCCGAGTATTATCACATTGTGGCGCGGTTCAATGGCGGTAACAACGCGGGACACACCGTGGTGGCCGACGGCAAAAAGTTTGCGCTGCATCAGGTGCCCAGCGGCGTGCTGTATCCCCACACCATGAACCTGCTGGGCAACGGCACAGTTGTGAACTTGCCGTCGCTGTTTGAGGAGCTGGGTGACTTGAAGACGGCGGGCATCAAGTGGGAAGGCCGGGTGCTGCTGTCCGACCGGGCCCATTTGGTGCTGCCGCTGCATGTCCTGGCGGACTGCCAGCAGGAAACGGCTGCGGGCAGCGCCGCCATTGGCACCACGCGCCGGGGCATTGGCCCTGTTTATGCATCCAAAGCGGCGCGCACGTCGTTGCGCGTGTGCGACTTAACGGACTTGGACACGTTTGTGGCCAAGGTGCGTGCGGCGTGCACGGCGTTTAACACCACGCAGGCGCAGGCTGGGCAAATTGGTCGGGTGGTGGTGGAAGACGTGGTGGCCCAGTACGCGCAGTACGCGCAAGAGGTGGTGGCAAAGGACATGATTGTGAACGGCGCACTGTATCTGCACGAGGCCATGGGCGACAACGCACAGCTGCGCGTGCTGGCCGAGGGCGCCAACGCGGCCATGCTGGATTTGGACCACGGCACGTACCCTATGGTGACGTCTTCCAGCACCACCGTTGGCGGCGTGTGCACGGGGTTGGGCATTCCGCCCCGCGCTTTTTGGGGCGCCCACGTAGTGGGGGTGGTGAAGGCGTACTGCACCCGAGTGGGTTCCGGCCCCTTTCCCACGGAGCTGACGGACCGTTTGTCGGGCGGCGACCGCATTGTGGGGGACCCCGAGACGGACATTGGCCTGCATTTGCAAACCGTGGGCGCCGAAGTGGGTGTCACGTACGTGCCATGGCGCATGTAGACGGTGCAGACTTTTGGTGTTTGAGATTGTAGTTTGAAACCGGTGCGGGGGTTTAGTTGCGAGCGCATGAGTGCGGTGGGGGGTGGGCTTGGTTTTTGCTTGTTAAAACGTGGCATGCAGGACTGGCCGCAAGCGGCGGTGTGGGTGGCTGGATTTGCCTCAGTTGCGGTACAGCAACTTGCTCAATGGTTTTTCGTCGTTGAATTTGACCAAGCTGGACGTGTTGGATGACCTGGACACCATCAAAGTGTGCGTGGACTACAGTCTGGATGGGCAACTGGTGCGGCCCGGAGGCATGCCGGCGCGTGTGGAGGATCTTGCCCGCGTGAAGCCGGTGTACAAGGGTACGTTGGGCCTGTCCGAAAGTACCCTTGCCACTGAATTATGTGCCCATGGCCAAACGTATGGACCTTGCATGCCAACCGCGTTTAAGGCCAACTCAGGGTGGGCACATAAATCAGTGGACACGGTAATCTTTTTGCACCGGGTTTTTTGCGGACGTCAGCGCATGGTGGTTGTGTTGGGTTGGTGCAGTGTTGCCCGGATGGAAGCAGTCAACCAAGAACATTACCAGCTTTGGAGACTTGCCCGCCGCCACCAAGGAGTACATTGCATTCATTGAGCGGAGCGTAGGGGTGCATGTGCAGTGGGTGGGGGTTGGGGCGGGGCGCGACGAGCTGATTTATCAGCCGTAGTTTTGGAGCTTTTATTCAGCTTTCAGCTTTTTGGGGCTTTATCCTAGTTTCCTGGGTTTTATTCAGCGCTTTGTGGCTTTCATTCAGCGTTTTGGGCTGAAGCCACTGCGGCAATCCACGTTTTGCGAGGCTCGGACCAGTTCCAATTCCGTTGAAGTTCGCCCCAAATGTTGAGCCAGTCCCTGTCAATAAACGAGTGTTCGTGTCCACCAACATAGCACGTTACGCGAACAACAGGTTTGTCGGGCAGGCAGGATTCCTCCTCAAAGTTGTCGTCATTCATGGATGGGCAGCTTGAATGTGCGCAGAAACAACACAACTTGTCCAGGTCTGACAAAGTTTGGACCACCGCCATGTTGCGTCTACAGTTCTTCAAAAAGTGCAATCTGATACCCTTGCCACTGAATTATGTGCCCATGGCAAAACGTATGAACCTTGCATGCCAACCGCGTTCAAAGCCGTTGCATTGTGCAAAAACTTGAAACCAGGGGTGGGCACATAAATCAGTGGACACGGTATTTGTTCCACACCCGCCCTATGTGTTTTTCAAGTTTGTCGTTGTCCATAAAATTTACACGCGCTTGGGTTGTGGACGACGCAAACATGGCACTAACTTTTTGCATCGGAAGCGTCCTTGAGTAGTAGTATGTGGGCAGTGCGGAACTGTCTTGTTGGGATTGTTCTGGCGATTTGAGCTGCACCAACTGCACCGGTCCACGCTGCAAGAAGTTTCGACCACCGGCGGTCCGCATCAACAAGTTCCTGCCATACTGCAAGCCACTCTGGGAAAATATCAAAACGGACGCCAGTAATCAACTGCTGCCCAAACGACGTTGTCCACGCCAAACCCGGAGGTTCCCCCTCCTCCATCCAAACA